GTGACGCCCCTGCAGCCCGACCGCGGTCCGACCACCGCCTCGCTCGTCGGACGCGTGCGCGAGCGGCTGCGCGCGGATCGCACGGATCCCGCGGACGCCCCCGACGCGGTCGCGCGCCTCGCCCGCGCGGAGGTCCGTCGGCACAACGAGCTCGCTCTGGCCCGCGGAGGGACGCCCATCGACGACGAGGCGGGACACGTGCGAGACGTGCTCGCCGCCGTCACGGGGCTGGGTCCGCTGCAGCCCTATCTCGACGACCCGGAGGTCGAGGAGCTGTGGATCAACGCGCCCGACCGGGTGTACATCGCGCGGGCGGGGGTCTCCGAGCGCACTCCGCTGCAGCTGACCGACTCCTCCGTCCGCGACCTCGTGGAGCGGATGCTGCACGCCACGGGGCGCCGCGTGGACCTGTCGCAGCCTTTCGTGGACGCGTCGCTGCCGGACGGATCGCGCCTGCACGTCGTGATCGGCGGCATCGCGCGGCGTCACTGGGCCGTGAACGCGGACAATATCTATCCACGCGTCGAAGGGTCACGCAGCGAGTCGACCCTCACGGACGACGCGTGCCATCCAAGGGTCGTGCGCGATTCCCTCGATCGACTCAGCTGCGCGGTGCAGCAACACGTAGTACCTCGCCGGAGTCAGACCGAGCGTGCGACGGATCGCTTCGTCCTTGAACCCGGACGGCCGCGGGTGCGCGCGCTCGAAGTCGAGCAGGTCAGGAGCAGTGAGCATCCCGGCCACGGTACGCCTGGCCACCGACATAGCGCGGAGCGCGAGAGCCCATGGCCGGGTGAAGTGCGGGGTGAGACCCGCTGCCGCGCGGCCCACGCGGGCGCGAGAATCCTCTCGTGAACGAGATGTACGATCCGGTGATCGACGATGGACACCTCGTGCGGAGCGAGGTCGACGAGCTGCTGCTCGTGGCTCATGCGGACACCGTCGAGGACCTCATCGCGAAGCTCCACGTGTACCTCAGCGCCTGACGCTCTACGGGGCGATGATCTTGTGGCCGCCGGCGTTGCGGCGGGCACGACCCACCCCCGCCCACGCGCGGGCGCCGGGGATCCCGAGCAGCGCGCGCACGAGCGGCTGGCACTCCTCGTCCACCTCGTGGAAGCCAGCCCACGTGCCGACCTCCCGCGCGAGGATGTCGCCCCGCCCGCCGGCGGTGGCGAGCAGCTCGTCGATCGCGGCGCGCGGCTCCGTCGTGAACTGATGGCGAGTGCAGATCGCGGACAGGCGGACCCCGAGGATCGTGTCGGAGTGGAGGGGGCCGGTCATGCGGCGAGGCTACGCCGGGTGGCCGACACGATGACCGTCCGCTTCGACGCGCACGGTAGCCAACCGTCGGGCGCCCCTGCAACCCTCTGATACGTGCGGCCGGATGATCCCTAGTGTTGACGCGTGCCCGCCGATGAGACTGTGATCCGCACCGAGCTCATCCTCAACGGGCGCAGCTTCCTTCTCGCGCAGGGGCAGGACATCGCTGCGCTGAGGGCCCGGATCGAGGAAGCGACCCAAGGAACGGGTGCGTTCGTGGACTTCACGATCGTCGGCAACCGCTCCTTGAGCGTCCTCGTCTCCCCAGCGGCGCGGGTCGTGTTCGCCACGGAGACTGTGCCGTTCGACCCGAGAGACACGGGCGATGAGCAGGCGCCCTACGGCGAGATGTTCGACGCCATCTAGCAGTGAGGCGGCCGGGCGGTTGGAGTCTGTCCCGCATGGCGGGTCAAGCCCTGGAATCAAGTTCGCGGGCAGCACCACGATCACGTGTATGCCTTTCCGACCTGAGGAGTGGCGGATTCGCCACAGCGCTGAGAAGAAGGCCCCCAGCGGGCCCCGGGAAACGGAACTGTCCTGCCAGGACGACGACGACCAGCCGGGCCGGGCCGAACCAGAGAGGTCGGGCCGCCCCTCCTGAGGAGCACGCTCAAACCCAGGAGGGGCGGCCCTAGCTCGCTGCGCTCCTCGGGGACATCGGAAATACGAGGCCGCGCCCCGCATCGTCGCAGGATATGACCGCGAGACTACTCCCGGACGCGCCGCGCCGGAACCTCTCTCGGGCATTGAGGGCCCCCGGTCGCGACGTCGGGCGGCAGTGGCTCCGTCATGCGGTGAGCGTACGTCGAACCTTGGACGCTAGGAGTTGTCGCCGTTGGCCCCGCCCATTCACGCTAGAGCTCAAGGTAGCTGACCTCACACCCTGCGCCGAGTTCCTGTTGCAGGCGATTGGCGAGCGAGCGCCCGTGATTTCTCCACCTGCGCCGAGCTTCTGAGTCCACCCGCTCGTCGTCGGGGGCGCGCTCGGCGTCGTCCCTGTCATCTGCGATCGCGGCATGCAGACGAAAGAATTCTCTGTGCCATTCCTTGATCGCTTCGACGAGGTGCTCGGAGATAGGCAGGTCGGATGGCTCGATCGCGCCCTCTTCGGCACCGCGCGTTACGTCCCACAACGGCGTTTCATCCCATGCGCCTGCTAGCCGCACGCGTCTTGCCGGCACGATGTACCTCTCCTCAGCCTTACGACGCTTCCTTGCTGGCGCTGGGCCAGCCTCGCGCGCGAGCAGATCGCCGCGGGCGCCGGCCGCATCGACTAGCTCGTCGATCGCCGCACGCGGCTCAGTCGTGAACTGGCTACGGGTGAGGATCGCCGAGAGCTTCACGCCGAGCGCGGGGCGGTGTCGGGTGGGAGCGGCTCGGTCACGAGGCGAGCGTCATCGTCGTGTACGTGGCGGCCAGCAGGAATGCGAGAAGGGAGAGCACCAGCGCCCAGGCTGCCATCGGGCGCCGCCTGCGAGGAAGGAACAGCGCCACGATCGCCCCTACGCCGGTGAACATCGATAGCGCCCCAGCCGCTGCTGGGACCGAATACGACAGCAAGACAGCAAGGAGGGCGCAGAAGAACGACAGCGTTCCGAGCAGGTTGCGACGCTTGGGTGGATTCACGATCGTCACCGCGACCGGAGCGCCGGCTGGCGGAGGCGCGAACGGGCCCCAAGCTGATCCGTCCCAATAGCGCTGAGCGCCGCTGGTCGGGTCGGCGTACCACCCCGCAGGCGGCGGGCTGTTCGGGGGCTGCGTCATGCTCGCTCCTGCATCTCTAACGGGCGGGACATCGAAGTGTCGGCGAGCGACATGCGGCCGATCGTAGCGCCAGCGCTAGGGCCTGACGAAACCGCCCCTCCCGGGGAGCCAAGTTGCTGCGTGGGGCGGTAGCGCGCCGAGTCACAACAGGGGAAGGATGATGAACTCTCCCGTGATGAGTCGGCTGACGAACTCGACACTGGCGCCGACTCCCACAGCGGCACTACCGATGCCTTCGACGACGAGGGCCCAACGCGGAAGGCCCGGCTCGTCATCCTTACTCTCCGGCCATCTGACCGACTGCCGAGAGGCGGCGAGGTGCAGCATCAGGATCCCGCTGAGGCCGAAAGCGACCGCCATGAGCAGCAGGAGCGCATTGATGAAGCCTTGAACGGCGTCGGGACTTTGGAAGGCGCCGATCGCCACACCAACGCCCCAGATCAAGAACGCGACAATGATGCCCGCAGCGGTGCGCGTCGCGACATCTCGCCAGAAGGACTCCTCGCGTACCCATCGCAGAGGCCAGAACCGTGGTGGCGTTGGGCCGACGTCGCTCGCCATGGGGCCAAGCTACACGGGCTGCCGGATCCCGCCGGGAACAGTGCCGACGACCGGCACGATGAGACCGCCTTCCGGGCAGTCGGCCAACGGCTCCCCCCGAGGAGGCTCAGTTCTCTGTCTTCTGAAAGCCGATCTCGCCGCGCTGAATGATCGGCATCAGAACGGCCTGGCCGAAAACCCGCTGCGTCAAGTCGGCGACCGCCTGACGCACATAGGGAACAAGGGCCATGATGCCGACTTCAGTGGCGAACTCGAGCCTCGCCTGCTCCGGCATGCTGAACGGCTGAACAGCCTTGTATGTCGCCGCAACGTCGACGAGCACGTTCCCGATGCCCAAGTACAGGCGGGTCGCTAGACGAACGCCGATCTCATCATCCTCTTGGCGGATCCGCATAGAGTAGGAAGGCTCGACGTTGTCCGGCAGCTGCGTCTCCTCGCTCTCCTCGTCGACGTCGGCCTGAAGCGAGAAGTATTGGATGTCGATCAAGTCGACGCCAAGCTCGAGAAGCTCACGGGCGGAGGTGACGATCCTCGGGTCTGTCACGCAGCGCTCCTCACTGGGGCGCCCCAACCACGACGCGTGGGCACGCGCCGACTCGGATCGATACGAACGCGAGGAGCGCCTGTCGAGGTTAGCCACCCGTCATGGCGGGCGTTCCGCACGTGTGCAAGAGCGCCGTTGAGAGCGGTTATCTCCTCACGCGACATGGGCGGATACTCCTCGAGCGGCACTTCGCACATCTCTGCCCAGGCGAAGACATCAGGCCATGCCCAAACACGGTTGCCTCCGACGTGCTGGTAGTGAGCCGGGAACCCGCCCCGGCGTTTACCGACCGTCCAGAGGCGGGCGGTCTCACGAGACACCTCAAAGCGCTCGGCGATTTCCGCCACCGTGACCAGTTCCAGTTCGATGCGGACAACGTGGGCACCGATCGCACGGAGGTCTGACGTCAGCTGATTGAACGCGTCGATCGACGAGGGTGCGGCAACATCAGCGTCGACGGTCACGATCCCACCCGACATGCCTACGACGGCCGCGTACTCCAGACGATCGAGCGCAGCGTTCTGCTCCTCAGAATCGAGGTCAAAGCCTTCGACTACCGCGATCAGCGAGTAAGTACTCATGCTCACCAGCTCCCTCTACTACGTACCATGTTGTCACATGCCAACACCGGGTGTCACCACTGCCGCCTGTCCGGCGCGCAACCGTGGGGGCACCGCCTGGCCTTCGCCCAGATCTTCCGCGCCGTGTTCCGCCCAGTGCCGGCAACATTGATGCGGCACCCCTCCCGGGAGTGCTCACTGCAAAGCAGATAGCCAGCGGGATGCGCTCGAGCCCCGTCCGTCTCGTGGTATTCCCAGGAGAACTCACGCTCCAGCGCAGCGATGCAGTCGCGTGCGTCATGGTCACTCGGCAGTCCGCCCAACGTCTACGCTCCACCCTGTCTTCCCGTCGTGGGCCATTCTATGTTTCCTCCCAGACACCTCTGCCGGGGGGTCAGGGCTCGCTATATCGCGAAAGAACCGCCCCTCCCGGAGAGCCAGCCCACGGTCGACATGAGGATCATCATGTCGACCGTGTGTTACTAGCTCACCCAGGAGGGGCGGTGTGTTCGGGTTCTGCTGCCCGTCAGAAGCGCGGCACGACGGGTCGGTAGCTGCCAGCCTGCTTCGGCTGCTCGTTCGGGACGATGTAGACCCCGATACCGGCGAACGCGGCCACGCCGATCTGCAGCCATTCGGCGGTCGTGATGCCTCCCGTCAGCGCGGATGCGACGGCGATGAGGCCGGCGACGATGAACGCCGTTGCCGACTTGGCGTACGCGCCGGGCCCGGTGGGCAGGTTCGGCACGAGGTAGGTGGCGATCGCGCCGACGCCGACGATGCCGACGTTGACGAGCTCCTCCGGCGACACGACGTCGTCGGTGAGGGCGGTGACGAGGACGCTCACCGCCGCGAGCGCGATGTAGATCAGCGCCTTGGCGTACTGCTTGATCATGGCTTCTCCTTCGAGCGGGGTTCGATGTTCTGCGGGGTGCGACGCCACGAGCGCCACAGGGTGATCGCCAGGCGCCAGATGCCGGCGGCGATCGTGATGTACACGGCGAGCCGGATCCACTCGCGCCCGGGGTACTCGCCGCCGATGAGTCGCGTGAACGTCGACAGCCCGGCCCACAGCACGAGGGCGATGACGAAGTACATGAGGGACTTGCCGGCGGCGGTCTTGCGCCAGTTGAAGAACGCCGCGTACGAGATCGCGAAGAAAACCGCGCCGATCATGGAGATCGTCATGATGACGTCGCCGAGGTCGTAGAGCAGCTGCTCGTTCATCCGTGGCTCCTCCGTGGGGTGAAGGTGATTTGGATCTCGTCGCCGAAGTGGTTCTCCTCGCGGCGCTGTACGAGCTTCTCGGCGATGCGGATCACCGTCCCGGACTGCATCCGCAGGTACGCGAGCTCGCGCGTAGCGTCGCTGCGCATCTGCCGCGCCTCGGTGACGTCGGTCTCCTCGAGGGCGGATTCCACCTGCTCGGCCGTGACTGCGACGTCTGCGCCGCGTCGCTTCTTACGGGGCCACCACATGGTCACCTCCGGTCGGCTGCGTGTCCTCCGGGATCTGCGTGGTCGGGGTGACCGCCGCGAAGAAGTGGGCCGAGGTGCGGGTCGCTTCGAGCAGGATCGTGTTCTGCCCGCGGATCTCGACGTTCACGCGCCGCTCGTGCAGCGCCGTCTCTTTCCACTCGTCACCGCGCTTCACCTCCGCGGCGATCGCGATCGCGGCGGATGACCTCACGATCTCGATTTCGCGCTCGTGCGAAGTCCGCGTGATGATGCGACCTGTGGCGAACAGCCAGTACAGGGTCGCCAGCATGCCGAGCATCCCGCCGAGCGGGGTCAGCGACCACAGCCCCGGCAGTTCGAGGCCCTCCACGCGCTCAGTCCTTCTCGACGGCGATGCTGTGCTTGTCCAGCCATGCACGCATCTCGGCGCGCACTGCCTTCTCGACCGTTGCCCGGTCGACGCCGCCCTTCGCCGCGAGCAGAGCGGACAGGGACGCGATCGCGGCGTCCTGAGCCTCCAGGCGGCGGGCGTTGTTCTCGTTCTGCCGCTTGAGCGTCACGAAGTTGCTGCGGATCATCGCGGTGAGCTCGCCGTCCTGCCGCTCCCGCTCCTCGGTGCTGATGGCCACGGCGTCGAAGACGGCCTTGGCGTAGTTGTGCGTCATGTCGAGCTTCTTGCGCTCGTCAGCGTCCATGTCTTCCTCCTCGTATCGCCAGACGCCGTCGGCGCCCTTGTTCAGCGGAATGTGTTCGCCGCGGTGGTTGTCGCGGCTGATGTCGTACTCGAAGTGCCAGGGCTCCATGAGCGTGTAGACGCCGTTGACCCAGCGGTAGACGGTGCGGATCCACCCGTGGTCGGCGAGAATCTCCACGCGCTGCTCGTTCGTGTCGATCGCCTCGCCGCGGCAGTGGACCGACATCTCGGCCGGGTACCCGATCGGCGCCCAGGGCCCGGTGCCGTTGAGCCACGCCTGGTACTTCCGGTGGTTCTCGTTCGCCTTCTCCGGCGTCCGATACCCCTCGGTGATCTGCTGCGGGTGCCCGATCTGCCGGTCGATGCGGAAGATCGACCGCGCCGCGTCCAGCGCGAGCTTGCCGCGGCCGTGGCCGAGGTCCGCGAGTTCCAACGTGCCGCCCATGACGGCCTCCTTCCATGCGTGAAGCCGCCCCCGAACGGGGACGGCTTCACAAGCGAGTGGTGTCTGTCAGGCAGTCGGCGCGTCGGGCGTCTCGGCCTGCGCGCGCTCCTGCTCGTACGCTCGGAGCTGCGCGGTCAGCACCGCGTTCTGCACGTTCGCCACCTGGAGCTGGTCCGCGAGCGCGTCGATGATGTGCTGCGCGTCGATCTGGATCATGCGGTCACGTCTCCTTCGTCGGCGAGCAGGGCATCTACCTGCTCACGGGTGAGCCATCCGAGCCGGACGGCGCCTTCGAGATGGGCGGGGGTGAGCCCGTCGTGCTCGGGCTCACCCCACCTAGTGATGTACTGCCGGCCGAAGGGGTTCACAGCGTCTCCTCTCCGGGCTGCGCCGGCGGTGCGACCGGCTCGGGATCGGCGGCGGACGGTGGCGTGGGCTGCTGGCCCACGTCGGCCGGTTCCTGCGGGTAGGCGCCGAACGCGGTCACCTCGTCGAGCAGCGCAGTGTCGTCGTACGACGGCGACTCCGGCCATACCGTCAACGGCTGCCCCTCCACGGCCTCCACCCGGTTCACCAGATCCCGCAGGATCGGGAACAGCGCCAGCGCCACACGGTCGTAGGCGATGCCGGTGAGGTTGCCGTCCGTGTCGTACGTGCACAGCTCCGGAGCGACCTGCTCCATCTCCTCCGCGACGGCGCCTGTGATCCGTCGCATCGGCTCCGCACCGCGACCCAGGACCGCGTCGATCATGGCCTGCTTGTCCAACCACGATCGGTACGTGACCTTCAGCAAATCGATGCCCGACGCCTCGTCGCGGACGTCGAGCTTCGACGCCTTCACCGAGGTCGACATGGCGAGGTTGCCCTCGGTGCCGATGCGGATGTTCGCCGCGGCCGTCGTCGTCCGGCTGGTGACGCCGCCGAGGCGGACGAGCGGACCGTCCGTGAAGCTCTCCATCGAGGTGTACGCCCAGTTGGACGCCCCCTCGCTGCCGCCCCACACTCGCAGCCCCGCCGAGATGCCAGCGCCGGTCGCACGTTCGATGACGCCGAACCGGGCCGTGTGGCCGTACAGGTGGAACGCGCCGTCGTTGTGGACCTGCAGACCGTCCGTCGTCATGCGGGCCTGCACGACCCCGGCGGCGTCGGCGAGCACGTAGCCCAGGTGCGAGATCGACACTCGGTCGTATCCCTGCTCGTCCTTGAGGACGATGGTGGGCGTGTTCCCGTCTGCGCTCATCTGCATCGTCGCGCGCCACCGGTTCGACACGTCGTACATATCCAGCGCCGGCCCGGAGTACATCGTCATCCGAGCGCCCGTGTCGGCCGTTCGGATGTTGGTACCCACGAGCGTCCGGCCGGTGAGCGTGTTCGTCAGCAGGTCGTTCACGAACAGCTTGTCGACGAACGCCTGGTTCACCAGCAGCTTGTCGGCGGTGACCGCGTTGGCGACGATCTTGTCGGTCGTGATCGCGTTGGCCGCGATCTTCGCCGCCCCGATCGACAGAGCGACGATCTTGTCCGCATGCAGCGTGTTCGCCGCGATCCGGTCGCCGTTGATGCTGTTCGCCGTCATCTTGTCGGTCGTCACCGCGCCAGCGGCGATCTTCGCCGCCTCCACCGCGTTCGCCGCGATCTTGCCCGCCGTGACCGCGTTGGCCGCGACCTGATCCGCCCCGATCGCATTGGCCGCGATCTGAGACGCGGTAATGCTGTTGGCGACGATCTTGTCGGCTGCGACCGTGTTGGCGGCCAGTCGGTCGCCGTTGATGCTGTTCGCCGTCATCTTGTCGGTCGTCACCGCGCCAGCGGCGATCTTCGCCGCGGTCACGGCGTTGGCGGCCAGCTTGTCCGCGACGATGGAAGCGGCACCGATCCGCCCGGCGTCGATACTCCCCGACGTGATCTTGCCCGCGTCGAGGTTGGCGATCACCTCGCTGGTGACCTTCCGCGTCGTCCACGCGGCCGACACCCCGACGCCCGTCTGCTCGAGCTGTGCGACGACCTCCCCCGAGGCGTTCACCTGGAACCAGATGGACCCCTGGGGTGCGGTAGTCGTGCCGGGCAGCGAAGTGGACGAGAACACGCCCGGCTTGATCGCCGCGACCGCTGCCGACTCCGACAGGGATAGCCCGGAGAACAGCTGCCGCGACGTGCCGCCCGTGACGGAGTAGTTCGTGAGGATGACCACTCGAGCCTGCGATGTCGCGACCGGCCACGCGGTCGTTGCGGCGGTGGTGGTGTCGGTGTGGATGCCGCGGTACGGCGTGGTCGCGGTGAACCGTGTCCACGCGGCGGGCGCGATGACGTTCGACATCCCCACGGCGTACATGTACTGGCCGCCGGAGGAGCCATTGGACACGGCGGTCCCAGCCGGGATGGCGGGGCCCGCCCACGGGACGCGGAGAGTGATGACGTTCCCGCTGATCGCGCCGTCGTCGTAGATGTTGGAGTAGAGGTTTCGCGAGTAGGTGCCCGGCGCCCACGCCTTGCCCTTGCCGTCGACGTAGTTCCACGCGAGCAGGGAGCGGTTGTAGGTCGCCGATCCCGCCGCGTTGTTCCACCCCGCGGCGGAGGCCAGCGTGATCTTCGTATCCCCAGGGTTGAGAGCCGCAGCGAGCGTGGTGCGGCTGCCGGCCTGCTCCATGTAATGCGAGGGCAGGATCGCGAGGTTGTCCGCGTCGTACGGGCTGACGCCGAAGTAGAACCGAGACGTGACACCCGGATTCGCCTGCCTGACCCACATCGCGGCCAGCAACGGCTTGTCCGGGTCGACAGGAACGAACTCGTCGAGGGTCCGGACGTGCGGGACCTCGATGGTCGAGTAGTAGGCGCCCGCCGTCCCCGGAGGCTGATCCCCGCGCGCGAGCACGAACTGGCTGAAGTTGCGGTTCGTGTCGAGCGTGGCCGACCCGTTCGTGATGAGGTCGAGACCACGGGCCGCGATCGCGTCCGCCGTGCCGCGGGCCGACACGGCCAGCGCCTCCGCCGCGGCGATATCGCTTTGCGCGGCCGTGAGATCGTCGTTCAGGTCGGTGAGGTCGCCGTTGAGGCCGGTCATCGCGGTCTCGACGTTCGACACTCGACCCGTGAGGGCGTTGACGGCGTTCTGCGCGGCCACTGCCTTGGCGTCCGCGGTCGATGCCGCGCCCGCGGCGGCGTTGGCGGTGGACTGCGCAGCCGCGGCCTTCGCCTCGGCAGCTGCCTGCGCCGCGTCGGCCTTGTTCTTCGCGTCCAGAGCAGCCGCAGCGACGGCGGCGGCCTGCGCTGCGTTTGCCTTGGCGGTCGCGTCGCCGGACGCCGCGGCCACGGCGGCAGCCGCTTCCGCTTCTGCCTTCGCCTTGGCGTAGGCCTCGGCGGCGGACTGGGCCGCAGCGGCCTTGGTCGTCGCGTCCGTCTTCGCCTCGCTGGCTGTGGTCGCAGCGGAGTCAGCGACGGTGCGCGCCTGGGCAGCGGCGCCCGTCGCCGCCTGGGCGGCGGACTGGGCCGTCTCCGCGAGCGACTGCGCCGCCGTGATGTCGCCCTGCGCCGCGGTCAGGTCGGCATCGAGGTTGGCGAGCGTGGTGTCCAGCGTCGCCAGGTCCGTGGCGAGCGCGGCGAGCTCGACCTGCGCGTCGGCGAGCTGGGCGTCGACCATCTCCATGGCCTCGTCCAGCAGCGCGTCGGCTTCGGCGAGCATGTCGCGCGTGGTCTCCCCGTCCGCGACGGTGGCGTCGAGGTCGTCCCGCAGGACCGTGACCTCGCCTGCCGCCGCGGCGCCCTGCTCGAGCGCGTCAGCGACCGGCACCGTCCCGATGGTGGAGCGCCCCAGCTGTGCCGTGCGAGAAACCGCGTCCAGGTTGCGTTCCAGCTGGACGATGGTCCGCGCGAGCCGATCGGTGTCCCTGGGCACATCAGCCTCCGTACGTGAATGAATCCGACCTGGCGAGCGTGAGCTTTGCCGTGGTGTCGGTGAGCAGCTCCCACGCGATGACGCGGTGCCAGATCGACTGCTGGCCCCACCACGGCAGGTCCACCTCGACGCGGATATCGTCGCCGAGCTCCCACGAGCCGATCTCGGCGTGCGGGTGATCCTTGACCGTGATCGACGGGATCGTGAGCAGTTGCCGCGACCGTTCGAGCTCGGTGCGGATCACCGCGTCCATGCGGGTGCGGTTCTTGATGTCCTTCGCCGTCACGACGCGCGGCCGCCGGAGCCGCCCGTCGCGCAGCGCCGTCGTGCGACGCACCGACCCGGCGCCCTCTCCGGCACCGATCCCGATGATCTCGTTCGCGAAGCCGTCGCCTTCACGCTCGGGACTGTCGAACGCCACGATGTTCACGCCCTGCTCGAACGACAGATCCGTGCGGCGTCGGCCGGCGCGGGGATAGTGGATCCGCAGCTCGTGCGCAATCGCCGTGTGGTCGTCATTCCAGGTGTGGTGCTCGGTGAAGTCGAACGGCGTCGTCTCCGCGAGCTCGGCGATCTCGCGGCCGAGGTCGGGACTGTCCCACCACTGCAGCAGGTACGCGCCACCGTCCTCGTTCTCCCGTTCCTTCCAGTCCGAGACCTTCTCCTTCGCCGCGTCGCGGTCCTCCTTGCGCTGATCGAGCACGTTCTTGGGCCCAACGAGTGCGGCCGTGGCGGCCTTGGAGACGGTCACCGCGGCGTCGTATGCGGTCTTCGCAGCGTTGTACGCGGCCTGCGCCGCGGCCACGCCGGTGCCCGCCTTCTTGGCTGCCGTGAGCGTCTTCTGCGCCGCCTGCTTGACCTTCAACGCGGCCTGCTTCTCCTTGTACCGCTGCTCCTTGATCTTGCGGACGTCGTCGTACGCCTTCTGCGCGACCTTCACGATCGCGTCGCGCTCCTTCACCATCGCCTCGTAGAAGCGCACTTGGCGGGTGGATTCCGTGCCGATCCGGACAGTCGTGGAGCCGGTGACCTGCACGCCGAGGTCGGCGTCGCGGTGCGCCTGCACGTGGCCCCAGATGTCGCGTACGACGTCGGCCGGGTCGACCTTCTCCCGCAGGTACTCGTCGCCGTCGAACGGGATCCCGTGCGGGTAGGTCGTGAACCCGGCGCACTCGATCTCCCACTCCGAGCCGACGAGCTTCGAGGAGACGACGATGCCGCCCAGTCGAATGATGCCGTCCGCTTCGAGGTAGACGTACGACCCCCACTCCTCGAGCAGGGACCGGTCGTCCTCGGCGATGCTGCCGCCGATCGCCGGTGCGAGCGAGCCGCTCAGCGCGTCCACGCCGGACAGCTCCCACGCGCGCGTCTTCGGCCGAAGCGGGAGGTCCGTGTCCAGGAGCTGGCCCGTCAGGGCCCGCTGGACGATGTAGCGGTAGCTCATACCGGCACCTCGTAGAACTGCACGTCGAACACGAGCGGCGCATCCGGCCGCGTGGACAGGTACCCACTGCCGGAGGTGCGGCGCCCCTGCAGCTTGATGACGCGGGGATCGCCGGTCTGCTTCGTGATCGGCGCGGTGCCGGCCACGAGGAGCGGCACGCGCTCGTTCCCGCTCGAGCCGACGTCGTAGTTGTAGCCCTGCTCGGCGACCATCTGCCCGCCGACGTACGCCCGGAAGTCGCCGCCCACGTTCGCGTTGAGCAGCGCGGCGAGCATCTCGATGCGCACCGCCGCGCGCGTCGCCCACTCCGGCACCACCACAGACACGCCCCCGTTGGGCCAGTCGATGTAGCTGGACGAGGTGAGGTTCACCGCCGCCGACGGCAGCGCCGCGGTGACCACGACCCGCTCCGAGCGGGGACGGGCCAGCTTGCGCAGGTCCGTGATCATCGCCGCCGTGACCGTCCCGGTCGATGCAGGCAGCGTCACGCGCGCCAGCGTCACCGCCGAGCGGCCCTCGTAGCCGGCGACGTCCTGCAGCCGCGTCGTCCCGGCCGGCACGTTCGGGATCACGCGCGTGTAGATGTACGGGCCCACCGTCGGGTTCGCCGGGTCCTGCCACGGCTCACCGGGCATGTTCGGGTCTTCGACCTGCGCGACGATCAGGTCCGTGCGGCTTCCGCCCGACCCGGTCGCCGCGATCGTCACCTGGTCGACCGTGGGGTTCCGGCCGACGTACGTCTGCTGCGCCCCGCCCGCGGCCCGGTTCAGGATCAGCGCGCCGCCTGCGAGGACGCGCACGCCACCACCGGGCACCGAGAGGGGTACGACCTTGAGGTCGCCCGACTCGACGATGCCCTCGGCACCCCCGGACAGCGCGTACGGCACCAGCCGCGCAACCTCGGGCGAGTGCTGAGCACCGCCGCCGACGAACCAGGGCACAGAATCCCACGTCATGAGGGCTCCAATCAGGGAGTGTGGAAGGCCGGCCGCCACGCGAGAGTCGCGGTCGGCGTGCCGTTGGAGGTACCGCGCAGCACGAACTCGTGCGCGCCGGGCGGGATGGCAGAGTCCTTGAGCCGCGTCGATCGGGGGGTGAGCCGGCCGGGTACGGCCGCTCCGTTGCGGAGGATCGTCCGGATCCACGGCCGAGCGTCGATGACCAGCACCTCGTCGTACGCGAGGGTGAGCCCCTGGAACTCCCAGCGGAACACTCCGAGCACCTCGATCACCGGGTTCGTGATCGGCCCCTGGACCGTCACGGTCGGCCATGTCGGCAGCCCGCCGCCGAGCGTCACGGCCTGCGACCGGTCCGAAGATGCCGTTGTCGACAGCGGAGCAGCGAGAGGAGCGACCAGGCCGCCTCCCGGAGGGGGCACCAGAGGCACGGTCACCGTCTGCTCTTCGCCGAACCACAGATCGGTGACCGTGGCGAAGTCGCACGTGACGCGCGAGACACCGAACCGGTCATCGTCGTCCGCGCTCGTGAACCGACGCGGCCTGCCGAACGTGACCTTGCCTCGGTCTGACCGAAGGGCCGCCACGGCGCCCGGGACGGAGCGAACAGCGTCGCCCCGCCACGCACGCCGCAGCGGCTCCATAATCGCCTTGACACCGTCTCGGTCCTGGGAGACGACGTCGATTTCGAAGGTGACCAGCGGCCCCTCGATGACATCGACGCCCATCAGCGTGCCGTCCTGAGACGGGACAGCGACGTCCTCGACGTCGATCCCGGGCGTGGCGATTGCAGGGGCGCTGGCGAAGCCCATGCCCGTCTCACGCGAGCCGAACACGAGCTCCACCCCCGGATACTCCAGCATCCATTCACCCGCCACTGCGTCCCCCTCTGCCGCCGCGCGCGTAGTGGCGCAGCTGGTGGTCGAGCTCGTTGAGGTCGTTCCGGATGTTCCCCGACGCCTGGAAGGTCACCTTCCCCACGAGCGGGCCTGCCTGAGCGGGGGCCGCTGCGACCGGAGCGGCGACCGCGGAAGCCGTCGCCGGCTGCCACGCGCCGAGGCGATAGCCGACCTCCTCCCAGATCCGCCGCGAGCGGTCCTGGTACTGCGGGTCCATCGTGATGTACGCCTCGTCGTGCCCCGCCTCGGCGAACCGGTGGATCCCGCCGACGGTCGCGGGGTAGATCCCCGATGCCCACCCGCCCGCAGCGAAGTCCTTCGGCTTGCCGAGCTGGTAGTAGGCGCCGGCGGCGTGATCCGACGAGACGACGCGGCCCTGGCCACTGATGCTTCGCAGCTCGATCGTCTCGAGCGTGATCCGCTTCACCGACGGGATGGAGTCCGCCCACCTCTTGAGGTTGGCGAGCTTCTGCGCCGCCGACTCCGCGCCGGTCACGGACACATCGACGCCACGGCTCTCCGGGATCGAGTGCGCCGCGGTGGCCACGTTCCGCAGCTGCCCCTCGACGTCCGACGTCGGTCCGTACATCTCGTCAGCCCACGCACGGGCCTGCTGCGGCGCGACGCCCATCGCAGTGAGCATCTCCACGACCCGCTCACGACCTCGCCCGTAGGCAGACATCGCGTCCTCGACGGACCCGCCGTTCTCGATGATCGACACCGCCGAGTCCCGCGCGGTCTGGTCGATCTCCGCCATGACGTCGCGCAGGCCGATGGCCGCATTCGACGTGCCGCTCATCGCCTCCTGCGCGGAGCCGCCAGCGCCCACGAACTCATCGAGCGCCCCGACCGAGTCGTTCAGCACCTGGTTGAGGTTGTCCTGCGCCTCCTGAACGCCGTATGCCTCGGTCGTGAACTCGCGGATCGCGTCCTTCAGCGCGTCGATCTGCTCCTGCGCAGCCTCGGCAGACTCGCTGACCCCGTCGACGGCATTCGCCGCATCCTCCGATGCAGAAGCCGCATCCGACATGCCCGGCGTCAGGTACCCGAGCGCGATGTTCAGCAGCGTGGCGTCGTCCACAGCCATGCCGTTCGCGTTCGCGACGCCGAGGATGGCGTCCCGGTACGGGGACATCTCCTCGAGCAGCTGCTTCTGCTGTGCCCGGTTGAGCTCCTGGCTGGTCGCGAGCTGGCGGAACGCGTCCTGCGCCTGCTCCAGATCGCCACCGTTCGCGAGGTCCGCGTACGCCGACCCGAGACGCTTGATCGCGTCGTAGGAACGGTTCTGCTGGGTCGTCTGGGTGAGCATGGCGGTGAACCAGTTGTTCGACGCCTCCGCGCCGCGGTCCATCAGCCCGGGCAGATCCTTGAGACCGGTGAGCGCGTCCTCCGTGATGAAGGGCGCAATCTTGTTCTGGCCGACCGCGGCGCGCAGCTGCCCGGCGGCGTCCGCCGTGCCCTGCAGGGCGTTGACCAGCTCCTCCTGCGTCGGGATGCCGTTCTCGGAGACGGTGTTGTAGACCGACATCGCGAGCGCCGCAGCGGTGAAGGCAGCAGCGACCGCGGGCAGATGCCGGGCCATGCCAGCGAGACCCGCTCGGGTGCCCGCGCCTGTCAGCCCGAGCGTCACCAGCGCCGCCTTGAACTCCGCGATCTGCGGCACCGCGAGCAGCGCTGCACCACCCGCGAGACCGACGGCCGCGGCGATGACGGCGGCCGCCAGGACGGCCTGCTGGGCGCCGTCCGGCAGCTCATTGAAGCCGTCCGTCAGGGCCGTCAGCGACTGCACGAAGCCACGCAGCGGCCCGTTCGCGCCCTCCCCCATCGAGATGAGGGCGGTGTCGACCGCCCCGGTGAGCGCCTCCCAGTCGCCCTTGAGGTTGTCGAGACGCGTGGCCGCTGTGTCGGCCGCATAGCCCTGGTCGTTGACCGCGGCCGTCCAGTCGCGGATGCCAGCGGCGCCCTCCTTCATGAGGATGTTCGCGCCACGGATCGCGTCCTGACCGAAGATCATCGCGAGCGTCTGATCACGCTGCGCTTGCGTCATGCCGCCGAGAGACGCCTGCAGCTGGCCCGCCAGGTTCTCAAGTCCGACGAACTCGCCCGCGGCGTTGTACGCCTGGATACCCGTCTCCGCCATGAGGGCGGTGACTTCCTTCGTCGGGTTCGCCAGGCGCAGCAGCATCGTGCGCAGCGAGGTGCCCGCGTCGGAGCCCATCATGCCCGCGTTCGCGAACGCCGCGAGCGTGCCCACGGTGTCGTCGACGGACAGGCCGAACTGGTTCGCGACAAGGCCCGCCTGTGAGAGGGCCGCGCCGAGATCGGACATATCGCCCTGCGCCTTGCCAGCCCCCGCAGCGAGCAGGTCAGCGACGTGCGACGCCTGCCCGCCCTCGAGGTTGAACTGCGACAGCGTGGACGCCATGAGCTCGGCCGTCGCGGCGACCTCCATGCCGCCGGCCGACGCCGCGTCGAGGGCGCCGTCCAGCGCCCCACCGAGGATGTCCCGGGTCGAGACGCCCGCCTTCGACAGCTCCTCGATCGCCTGCGCCGCCTCGGTAGCGGAGTACACCGTCGATGCGCCGGCCTCCATAGCCGCGTCGCGCAGCAGCGCCATGTTGGCGGCGGTCTCGTGCGTGGCCGCCTGCACGTACGACATCTGCTGGTCGAACTCGGCGAACTTCGACACGGCCATGCCGACGCCGATGCCGACCGCCGCACCGAAGCCGACCGCGGCCGTGCCGAGGGTGTTGAACGCCTCACGCCGCTGCGCGAGCTTCTCGATCTCCGAGCCGGTCTCCCGCGTCTTGCGGTGCACCTGCTCCATGCCCTGCATGTAGCCAGTGGCCTGCAGCAGCAGGGAGACCTTGACGGTGCGGTCGGTCATGAGCACCTCCAGGCACGCGGAAGCCGCGCTCAGATCGGCGCTATGGTGAGCGCATGAGACGTGTCGTCGCGGTCGCGATCCCGCTGGTGCTGCTTGCTCTCGCCGGCTGCGCGAGCGGGGCCACAGGCGCGACGCCCACCCCCACGCCGACGCCGACGCCGGAGTCGAAGAACGTCGTGGCCTGCGCCGACTTCGCGAACGTCACGATGACGTTCGGCGACGCGTTCCAGGACTCGTCCACGAAGGACGACTGGGAGTCGATCCGCGTCGAGATGGACCGTGTTGCGCTTCGTTCCGAGGGCGACGTGAAGGAGCGGCTGACCACCCTGGTAGACGAGTGGCCCGGCATGGCCGACATCCTCTTCCGTGACCAGATGGAGCCGTTCAACGAGCTGGTGCACGCCGTCGGTCGCGCGTGCGAGGCGGAGGGCCAGAGCGTCGAGTACAACTACCTCGTGAACGGCTAGTGATCCACGCGCACCGCTGTGAAGATGCGCGCGCGTGACGGGTCTTCCTTGAAGTCCTTCTCCCGCTGCTCGATCGCGTCGAGCGCGAAGTCACGGACCACGCGCGCCTCGTAGTGGAACTTCGCAGCCGGGTTGAACGGGTCAGCGTCCGGCGACGTCGTCTCCTCGAGCGGGAGCCCGATCGCGTTGAGGGACGCCTCGTACTCGGCGAGCGCCGCGAGTAGCGCGTACTGCTCGGCGTCGTACTCGGCCTCACGCGTCACTCGGATGACGCGGCGCCCCTCCCCGTCGACTTCTTCGACGTGGACTTCTGTCGGCTCCCAGCCCCAGAGACGGCGCGGCGCGATCCCGAGGTCTCGCGCGATGCGGAGATCCCGAACGAGTCGCGGGTCGTCTCGGAGGCGGTCACGAAAGGGGTCACATCGACCGACCCCACGGTGCGGTTGACGTGGATGACGGCCTGCGCGATCCGGTCGTGCTCGCCGTCGGAGATCTTCTTGTCGATCGTCGCCCACTGCTCGGCGGTGATCTCGTGCTCGACGCCCTGCTTGTCGACGTACACGGCGCTGTTCATGGCGGCGTGCATGAAGAACTTCGTGGGGTTGAACGCGCCCGCGTCCACGCCCTTGCGGGGCGGGCAAGCGAGGAGCCAGGCGTTGTACGTGTGGCGGTCGACGCCGGTGATGCGCAGCGTGATCGAGGCGGCCTTGATGCGCTCCTCGATCTCCTCGACGCGCTTGGTCGCTGCGGCGACGCCGGGCATCGCCATGCGCGCGTCCTGCACGCCGTTGCGCGCTCCGGGGATCGCGGCCATCGCCTGGTCCCGCTCGTCGAGCAGGTTCTTCTTCAGGCAGATCGGCACGTCCTGGTAGGGCGCCTCGTACTCGTCGAGCAGGGAAGTCAGATCAGACACGGGTGTACTCCTTCACGGGTGGTCACGGGAGAGAGGGAAGGCCGGGCCGTCCAGCCCCGTGTAACTGGACGGCCCGGGGTCTGTCAGGCGCCAGCGACGAGCTGTCGCAGCTGCGTCCAGGCGCCGGCGACGGCGACCTGCTGGCTGATGCGGTCGATCGCGTTGTCCTCGACCGCGACGACGTCCTGCTCGCCGAGCTGGATGGGCGTCGCCTGGTACCAGTCGCCGACGGCGAACTCCTCGGCGTCCTCCTCGACCTGGAAGAACTCGACGAGGATCCCGGAGAGGCCCTCCTGCAGCGCGAGACGCGCCTCGTCCTCGGTCGGCTCGTTGAGGTTGAACGAGTACTGCAGCGCCATGTCCTTGGACTTGCTGCCGAAGCGCTGGAAGTCCTGGGCGGTGCAGTACCGGGAGTCGGTGATCTTGTTCTGCGTCAGCGACTTCGTCAGACCGGTGCGGGTGATGTAGCAGGAGACGTTGTCTCCAGCGGTCGCCTCCGCGACGGTGATGGCGTCGATGTCCGCGACCGTGCCCGGGATGAACACGACGCGGCGCGTGCCCATGCTGGGAACGCCGGCGGGGATGGTCAGGGTCATGTCTTACTCCTCGGTGTCCACGGGGCTGGCGGGTGATGCGGGCCGGCGGGCACTGCCGCCGCCCTTGCTGACGTGCGCCTTGGGGCGCCGCTGGCGAGTCGTCGGCGGGTACCGGCGCTCGTCGACCTTCTTGTGCTTCTCGGGGTCGTACTGCTGCTCGGGCACGTCGTACTCGTGCCCGGTGCTCTTGTTCTTGACGCGGACGAAGCGAACGGCCATCAGGCCTCCCTTGCTGGGATCGAGTGGAGGGTGAGGCGACGCACGGCGATGAACCGCGGCGACGTCGGGATGCTGGTGTCCTTCTGGACGGGCTGGGTGCCTGCGGGCGCGAGCTTGAAGCAGCGCCGCCCGGGGACCGTGAGGATGCGATCGTTCAGCAGGGCGTACACGCGGCCGTCGGTCCATGTCGCCTGCCAGCGCGTGCGTCCGACAGAGTGGAGCGTGAAGGTCACGTCGACGTCCTGGTGCTCGCCGAGCATCGTGCGCGACTCCGAATAGCCGGTGTCGTGGTGCACGTTCACGTACAGGTCGGGGTCGCCCTGCACGTCCCCGTCGAACACGAACGGCGCGATCGGCTGGTCCGTCTTGAGGACGTCGATCAGCGCGGCGACGTGCCGCTCGATCAGGTCGGTCGGCGTGGTCATAGGCCTGCCGCCCTCAGCGCGTCCTCGACGGCGCGGTCGATGCCGCGCTCGAAGTCGGCCTCGTTGGTCTGCAGCGCGGCGTGACCGAGGCCCATCGGCGAGTTGTTCACCGAGCCGTACTCGATGAGGTTGCCGAGCGCTCCCTGCGCGCGGGACTTGTCCGGTCCGATCTCCGCTTCGAGCTGCGACCCGGAGCCACTGTTGCCGCTCCCGTGCACGTCGTAAGTGATCGAGTACGGGAACGCCGGCGCGTGCGCCATGCCGACGGCGTTCTCGCGCCAGGTGTCGCGCACGTGGCGCGCCGTGACCTCGATCGCCTGTCGGAGATTGCGCCCTGAACGTGGGGGGACCTCACCCAGCTGGCTGGCGAGCTTGCTCAGATCGGAGGCGTCCACCTCGATGCCGTCGGCCATGGGCGCCTCCGTTCGTCAGGTGTGGCTCAGCACCTCCACGGGGAGGCGTCGCGCGGTGGCGAGGGACTTGAAGTGGCGGCCGGCGATCTGGAAGCGCACGCCGACGTTCCCGGGGTTGTCCGGATCGGTCAGCACTACGCCGACGTCGTCGAACCGCACGGTGGCGGCGGCATCTGCGTGCTCGCCGGTCATCGGGAGCTTCACCAGCGGGCCCTGCATGGACTGCCGCTGCCCGGCGACGTCGTCACCGCGCGGTGCCGTGTCGCTGATCTGCATCTCTGCCGGCCCCTCGTACACGTCCGCGAAGGAGGGATCGAGCTGCCCGGTTGCGGGGTTCGGCGTGGGTTCGCCCTCGCGGCGGATCTGCACCGTCGCCCGCATCCGGGTCAGCGCGAGCTCCTGGCCGCGCTGCAGGATGTCCGGCGTGAACCCGTTCACGACTGCCCCAACCGGATCGAGAACGCGCCACGGCGTCGGCGCGTGCGCGGGACGAGCTTGTCGATCTCGGCCTCGGTCAGATAGACGAGGCCGGCCGACACGGAGGAGTCGCGCCGACGGCTGAGCGTGCGGTCGTAGTCGTCGACCGCTTCCCGCTCCTCCTCCTGCAGCCACCCGTCCGGGTTGATCAGGTACCGGCGCACCGCGTCCACAACCGTGGACCGGAACCGGCGTTCCCAGTCCGCCACTGCCTCGGCATCCGCGAGCGGCGGCACTCCGGGCGTCTCGTAGACGCCGCGGAGGCGGAGCTCGTCACGAAGCTCCGCCTCCACGTCACCGATCCGGGTGGACGCGACCGCCTCCTCCTCACCGGTGAGCGCACGCCACCGATCCGAGATGTCCTTGCTTGTGACAGTCGGCCACCCCATCGGTTACTCCGTCGGGATCTGGGCGCCCTCGAGCGCCTCGATGATGTCCTCGCGAGTGGCCTCGTCGGGGATCTCGATGTTCACGCCCTTCGCGGTCGCGGCCTTCACCGCGTATGCGCGCCAGGCGTCCTTGCCGGAGCCGGCCCCGCCCTTCGGCGGGATGGTCAGCGCCTCGGCCGGCGACCCGCTCGGGTCGCTGCCCTGCACGCTGCCGTCAGCGCCGCTTCCGTCGCCGGAGGCACCGCCGGTACCCTCGGCGGTTCCCGTCGCGCCAGCGGGCGGCACCGCGCCGGAGCCGTGCTGTTCCGGCTCGCTCTCGGCCGCGAGGAGGTGCGCGCCGACCGTGGCGCCCTTCGGCACCTTGTCGCCGGCTTTGAGGATGCGGTCCTGGGTGCCGACGCGGACGATGGTGATGCCCTCGAAGTCGTCACGGATCTTCGCCATGATGAGTCCCTTCTGAAAGGGCGGGGCGCCCGTAGGCGCCCCGCCCGTTCGATCAGAGAACCTTCGCCGCGAGGCTCAGGTCCGCGTTGGCGAGCACCGGCATGGCGATCGCGTCGGAGACGACCTCCGCGATCAGCGGGGGCTTCTCACCGCGGTACACGCCCGCGACGATGCCCGGCTGCTCGGCCGGCTCGATGCCGAAGCGCTCGTCGGTCGACGTCAGGGTCTGACCCCAGAACGTCGCGCCGAGCTCCGTGCCCGCCCAGTCGTCGGTGTCGACCGGCGCAGGCAGCAGGAACAGCTTCGAGTCGTCCAGCACCTTGCCCGAGGACGTGCGGCGGTCGTACCGGATGATGTCCGGCAGGCCCGCGCCCGTCACGATGCCACGCACGTCCGCGTCGGTGGCCGGACGCGAGGCGCCGTTGATCAGCTGCACGCGGAACTGGTCGCCGCCTGCGAGCGCGCGGAACACGCGGTTCGTGACGACGATCGCGCCGGGCTCGACGCCGTTCGTCTCCCGGTAGACGTCCGTGATCTGCTCCAGGAACGCCAGGCGGTCCGCGTCCGGGTCCGTCCACAGCGTGGAGGCCGTGACGTTGTGCGAGTCCGAGCGGCCGAAGCTGTCGGCCGCGCCGAGCTCGGGGATCGTCGCGATACCCGTGTTCAGCACGACACCGCGCAGCTTCTCGATGCGGTCGGCCACCGCGCGGACCACGCGGTCCGTGGTGCGCAGGATCGCGTTGCGCACGAGGTCGTCGCTGTCGCCGCCGCCGTTGCGAGTGCGCAGCTGCTCGTACTCCGACACCGGGATGTTCTGTCCCAGAGCGGGGAGCTCGAGGATGGTGCGCTTCGCGGGCTCACCCTTGCCGACCTCGGGCTCGGCGTCGAAGGCGCGGAACCGCGCCTCCTCGACCAGACCCTTGCGGCCAGAGATGAACCGCACGACGGTGTCCACGACCTCGCGGTTCGGCAGGAACCGGGCGAGCGTGCCCTTCTCCGCCTCGTACTCCTCGAGCGAGCGGCGCGCGTACCCCGTGAGGTCGGCGGGCTCGATCAGATCGGTCCAGAGAGCCATCAGCCCTCACCTCCCACGAACGTGAAGCCGGCGGTCACCGCGGCGTCGGCGGAGTCGACGTGAGCGATCGGCAGCTTCGAGATGTTGATGATGCCGTGGCGGAGGATCGGCGCGCCGAAGTCCTCGTTCCCGTTCACCTTCTGATCGGTCAGGAGGTAGCCGAGCTTCTCGCCCGCGGCACCCGTGTAGGGCTTGATCGCGGACTCGTCGGCGGCGTTCACCTCCGTGCCGGAGCGGAGATATCCGTCCGGGTAGTGCGTGGTGCTGGTGAATGCGCTGATGTCGATGACGGCGGTCCGAGCGTTACGGATGCCGTGCGTCGATCCCAGCCACGTCTGATCACCGGCACCGAAGGTCTCCGTGCGGAGCTTGGGCATGGTCAGTCCTTTCCAGGCTTCTTCTTGTGGATCTCGTCGTAGAGGTCACGACCCGACTGGACGGAACCGCCCGATGCGTTCGCGTCGCGCTCGCCCTGGCCGCGGAGTCGACGCGAGGGCTTGGCGCCCTCCGTCGAGTTCTCCTTCACCCAGGTGGCGAGCTTCGCGTCGTCGACGGTCTTGCCGTCTTCCTTCACGAACTGCGAGCGGTCCAGGGAGAACAGCTTCGACGCCGAGAACACGCGGCCCTCGAGCGCCTTGTCGAGACGGTCGCTGACGCGCTCGATCGCGAGCTCCTTGTCCTTGGCCGCCAGAGCATTCGCGATGCGCTGGTCGACGTCGTCTTCGGAGATCGTCGGCTTGTCGTCGTCGTCCGCCTTCGGCTTCTTGCTGTCGCCCTCGGGCTTCTTCTCCGTGAGCTTGCGTCGCTCGTCCTCGCGGGCGTTGCGCTCAGCGCGCGCCACCCGCTCAGCGATGATGCGGTTCAGCTCCTCCTGCGATGCAGGGGGCTTGAACTCGGAGCCGCCGTTGCCGCGGTCTCCGCCCTCGCCGCCCTCGCCGCCGCCACCTTCGCCTTCCACCGGCGCGAAGTAGCGCAGGAAGGGGCGGTGGTAGGAAGGGGCGAACCCCGCCCCGAGCTGTCCGAAAGCGTTGCGCTTCATGTCGTGTGACCTTTCCGTTTACGGCCCGTCGGCCATCACCGTTTAGGGCCCGTCGGCCAACCGCGAACACGCTCGCGTAGCGCCCCGCCGGATGACGGGAAGACATGGGTGGACGTCAGCGCCGCCGACGCCGCGGGGCTGCAGCGGCGCGCGCGACGTTCTCGGCTTCGAGGCGCCTGAACACGAGCGACGCCGTGTCGTCGCTCAGGCCGAGCGCCTCGTAGAGGCGGAAGAGTGCCGGCTGCTTGCGCGGGTCGATCTTCGCGATCTCGCGCGCGAGCGTGGCTTCGAGTTGTCCGATTCGGTCTGTCGACGCGGGAACGCCGCGCGCGCCCGACGAAGCATCCGCGCTGTTCAGCCCGGCGCTGCGCGGCAAGAACCCCGTGCGGCGCGCGTAGTCCAACCGGTACGCCGCGTCGAACAGGCGCCGCTCGGAGGCCGTCATCGTCGCCCTGTTCAGCGGATCGCGCACTCCGGATGCGACGGCATCGAAGCGCGCCGCGCGGCCCGTGACCACTCGCTGATTGCCGACCAGGGCAGTACCGCGTCCGCGTCCGGTAGCGAGCACCTGGGCATCCGTGCGCACGCCGGGGGAGAACCTCACCGCCACCTGGCCCCGCTCGCGAACGTACCCCTCGGAGCGCATCAGGGTGATCGCCTTGGCGCGGTCCCCGCCAGCTCGGGCGTAGATGTCGTCCATCGTGAGTCGGGCAGGCGTGCCGTAGCGACGAGCGGATCGTGCCGTCGCCAGGCCCCGGTTCGAGACGTTCACGACGCGGTAGATGTCGCCTCCATCGCGAATCGCTCGAGCTTCGGTGACGCCGAAGATTCGATCCTGCTCAGCGGCGTGCAGACCCCGGAAGTACGCGTACGGATCGGTGCGCATGTCGCCGGCGACGTCCTCGCTGGCGGGGATGTGCTGGCAGTCGCACCTGGGATGCCGGAGGAAGCCCTCGTTCCAGCGGAACCACTTGCCGGCGAGGACCGCGCAGCGACTGCAGCTCGGCGGGTTCAGCATTCGGACGTACCCGGTGATCGTCGGTCGCTGAGCGATGTCGGCGGCGTACACCTCGCGGCGCGTGTCCGCGAGGACCGTCAGAGTGGTCATCGTCAGCCATCGGCCGCCTACGGCCAGCGCCTCCGCGGGCACCTGGCCGTTCTTGACCGCGGTCTTCGCACGGATCACCGACTCGTCGTACAGCGACTCGATGTCGCGGCCGTCCGGTGCAGTGCCCAGGAACGCGTCGGCGGCGAGGACGCCGACGGGGCGGTCCGCCTGGCCCGTCTCGCCGAGCACCCGCGCGGTGTAGGGCAGCGCGTTGACGACAGCCGCACGACGGCCAGCCCCCACGACTTCGAGCAGCTGGGGCCGGACACGAGCCCACGACTCCTCGAAGTCGTCGCCCATCCGGCCCCACAGCCGCCTGACTGCCGCCGCGGTCGTCGCACTGATCGCCTGCTGCGCGCGGTACTGCTCAGACGCCGCCTGCGGAAGCATCGTTGAGTCCCCTCATCGCGGCGACGAGCTGCGAATCCTGGATCGCCTGGGCGTCCCAGTCCCGCATCTTCTCCTGCTGCATCGGCGTGTATCCGAGGTCGTCGCGTGCCTGCTCGATCGGGAGGATCGAGCGTCCCGACGTGTCGCGAGCCTGAACGAGCTTCACGATCGCGTCGGCCTTCTGCGCGATCGTGGGAGTCGACGGGTCGCGCCACATCGTCTCGATGTTCTTCGGCCGCGCGTCCTCCGCACGGCCGAGCTCCATGAGCACGAGCCGCTGCACCTGCTCCCACCGCGTGGACAGCGTCTGCTGCTTCCTCTCGGCTCGCTTCACCAGCTGTGCCTCGGCCGACCGGATCGCGTCCGCCGAAGGGGGGTTGTCGCCCTGGAACAGCAGGTAGTGGCTGGGGAGGCCCAGCTGCATCGCCACGATCTGCATGAGCAGCTTGATCGTCTCGTGGAAGTTCGTCAGCGCCGCCTCGGGGAACTGCCCGAACTTCGCATCCTTGTTCTCCGTGCCCCACATGCGGCCGGAGATCATGGAGTACGTGTTGATCGGATTCCCGTTCTCGTCGACGAAGTCCGACTCATCCAGCCCGGTCGCCCAGCGGCGGGGGAGAGCATGGAACTCTGCGGACACCATCATGTCCGAGGCGATCTTGTTCAGCGCGTCCAGCGGCGACAAGACCGGCTGGAACACGGGACGACCGAGACGCTGGTCGAACTTCCCCGTGCGCGCCCGACCGAGCACGCGAGGATCGTTCATCAGCGGCACCAGAGCGCAGAGCTTCTGATCGTTGCCGTCGAAGGTCTCGTCCTCGCGCCAGTCCCCGCGCTCGTAACGCCAGGTGACGCCACCCTCCTGGTGGAGGTACGTCATCCAGCGCGTCTTGTCCGGATCCGTCCACCGCTTGATGCCGTGACGCACACGCTTGGTCCGCGGGTCGTCCTCGTGGATCGCGTCGAACGGCGACTCGATCGTGATGATCGGGGCGTCGTCGTCGTCCTCACCCGGGCCGACCATGGCGTAGCCGCGGCCGAGCGCGAGCGACTCGCGGTGCACCTGCTGGGAGATGAACGGGCCCTCGTTCTCCTGCCACGTCTCCCACAGCTCGTCGTCCGCCTCTGCGCCGCCAAGCCGGAACCCCTCGATGTCCAGACGGTTCTCGTAGACGTCCACGGCGAACAGGCCGAGGTTCAGGACGATGGGGGAGAGCCGGTAGCCGAGCTCCTGCTGCAGCACCGGAGCGATGAACCGCAGCGGCTGCTCACCCTCGAAGTACGCGTCGTACCGCTCGAGCGGCTTCCGCTCACGGGACAGGAGCCGGGAGAGGCGGAGTGCCTCGTCGAGTTCGGTCACACCGCCACCCCCTTCACCGCCAGACGCGGACCTTCGCTCGTGGTTTCACCGGCACCCAGCCGGCGGCGATCGCGTCCGCGCGCGCCTCGTACGCGAGGGCGGCTCCGACGACCGAGTCGATCTTGCGGTTGCTGTTTGGGTTCTCCTTGCGCACCAGCCGGTGCGGACCCCGCCTCGCGACGTACGCGTTCCGGAAGTGCTCCATGAAGGTCGGATCGCCGGAATGCCAGACCTGGAACGTGCGCAGGTCGATGTGTAGCCGATCGAGCGCCGCAGCTATGGGGACGTACCGTGATGTCGCCCATGGGATGACCCGCTCCTCGCCGAACTCGCTGACCAGATCGTCGATGTCCGATCGCCACTCGTGCGGGTCGGCGTACATGCGCGACACCGTGTAGCGCTCGAACGCCTCGCGGATCGTGGCGAGTACGTCCGACCTCGGCACTTCCCACCAGTTCCCCGCGGGTCCCTCGGGCTTCGACCAGATGCCGACAGGGAACAGGAAGCCGTCCGACATGCGCGAGCCGATCAGCACCGTCGAGTCGTCGTTCAGCGAACCGTCGAAGCCGAGCGCGATCGCCGTTCCCGGCTCAAGGACGAGCGGAGGCCGCTCCCGCGGATCGCCAGCATCAGCCGGGACCGAGGCGTCCATCCGCTCGACCACCGCAACGGGGATCCACGCATCACGCGACGACAGGGGCCGGTTCAGGTAATACCGGGCCGCCGTCTCCTCGTCGGGACAGATCCGCGGGTCGTTCATGTCGCGCCACTTGCGCTCCATGTCCTGCCACGCTGCGGACGCCCCGTAGACGTACTCGAGCTGCTTGACCGTGTGGTCGTGATCCTTGATGTCGATCCGGCCCTTGGCCTCCCGGTGGTCGACGTAGACCCGGGCGGACAGCTCCTTCTTGCGCCAAGCGGTCAGCGTCGTCTCGAAGACGCTCTCCTCGCCAGGCCGGTACGCCGTCGACGTCTGCAGCATCCACGGCTCAGCGATCTTCCGCTTCGACAGGTTGCGCGACACGGTCGCGTACATCTGCCGCAGCTCGTTCAGGATGTACAGGTGCGTCTCGTCCGCGACGGCGAACGTCTCCTTGCCGCCGTCCTTCGACGCGGCGCCCGACGTCGTCGCGCGGATCTCCCCGCCATCGGGCAGGTAGATCGCCGTCGCCGACTGGTACTGCCGAACGCCCGCCGAACCGCCGTAGATCTCGGGGTGATTCTCCTTGCCCCACTCCACGATGTACGCGACGTTCTCGAACGTGTTGCCGGCCTGCGACTCCTCCGTCGCCATGCACTTGATCAGCGGGGTCCGCACCCGGCGCCCGACCGGCTGACCGTCCTCATCCCAGTGGGAGAACCGGACTGGGCCGTACGCCTCGCACACCGCGATGAACCCGGCGATCTCCGACTTCGCCCGACCCTTCGCACGGGACAGCACCGCCTCGTCGTACTCCCGCTGACCCGTCTCAGGGTTCAGCCGGTAGCACTCGATGATGAAGTCACGCATCTCGTAGTCGAGCTCAACGGGCTCGCCCTGGACGTCACCGGGCCCATGCACCATGTACGACTCGATGAAGTCGATCAGCTCGTAGCCCAGAGAGCAGACATGCCCCTCGAACAGAGGCCGGAACATCAGGCCCCCTGTGCGCGCTGCCGGGCAGCCTCGATCGCAGTCACCCGCCCGGACTTCGCCGTCGACGCATATGCACCGCGGGCGCCGCCACGCTGCTGCGGGCGCTTGCCAGTCGCCTGATCCGGAAGCCGGAGCGCGGCGAGCAGCTGCTTCATCAGGTTCGCCGTCGCATTCGCCTGCGTCAGCGCCGCGTCGATCTTGAGCTCGTAGTCCTCCGTCTGCAGCCGGTGGGTGAGATGCGCCCACGTGTCGACGTCACCGCGCAGCAGCTCATCGAGCTTGTCCAGGCGATCCTTCGCGCGGCACGCCTCGGCCAGGGTCACCAGCTGGGCCGCATCGAGGTCATGCGAATCCGCGATCGCGTCCCACAGCGAACGGCCCCCAGGCCCCAAGCCAGACGGACGCTTCACGGCCACGGCACACCCCCTCAGGAGGAAATTTCAGGTCTCTGGACTGCGAGGCACCTCCCCGGCGGTCCGGAGGCGGTGGGTCGTTGGGGGCATCCCCCCACCCCGCGAGCGAGGCTCGTACGCTCGGTGTCGTGACGAGTGATCGTGGTACGGGTCAGAGTGAAGGTGGCGCCTCCAAAGCGAAGCGCGGGGTCGGGAGCGGGTTCCTCAGCGTCAGACTGCCCGGGTTGCAAGGCTCACTGCCTGCCGGCCACTCGGTCCTGAATCGGATTGTGGCTCGGGCATCCGCATCGGCGCAGGCATCTGTCGACTCTCTGCTGGATTCTGTTACGCGTGAGTGGCGCACTTCGGTTCAGTTCGAGGTGTTCTCGCGCGAGTTGTCCGGTCTTGCCCGGAACATCAGGCGCAAGTTCCTTCCCGCGAATTGGCACGAGGTGAAGCTCCCGAAGGTGGGCGTCCTTCGGTCTCTGGTGCTCGATGAGGGATTGCCCCTTGCATGGACCGTTCCGCCCGCGGTGCTTCAGCGGATCCTCGATGCTCCTTCTCCCGCCCGCCGTCGCGGCATCATCGGCGAGTCGTGGGGGGCGATCTTGCAGCACTGTCGCTCAGAACTCGATCATCTGACGTCGCGGGAAGGTCGTCAGTACGCCTACTTCATCAGCGCATCCATCACGTCGATCGAGTCCGGTCACCGAGAAGCGGGTCAGGCTCTCGCTGCCAACACGCTGGACACCATCATGACGAGGTATGGCTTCAGCTACCAGAAGAGCAAGAGCACTCCGGACGTCAGCGACCTCGGAATGGTTGACACGCTCGTCTTGGGCGCGCTCTGGGCGGCGTACCGACAGTTCTGGGGACGCACCCCCGACGCTGTCGTACCGCAGGTATTCCTCAGGCATGCGACTGCTCATGGAGTCTCACGCCGTCAGTACAGCCTCCGGAACGCAACGCTGGCGGTGATGCACCTCATGGCGGTCGCCCGATGGTGCGAGGTGCACGGTTGGCAGGATCAGCGGCTGTAATGCGCTCTCACGCCGCCTGCTGACCGATTGCAGCGCGCATGCTCCGGGCCTGAGTACCTCGACCGGTCGTGGTCGTCGTGACCGAGGTCCCATGCGTCGGTGGGGGATATGCGCTCGCCGCAGCGTGGGCATCGGACTCGACCGGTCGCGACCTTCGGCGCCCAGCGTGCGCGGAGCCTGTCGTGTGCGGCGTCGTAGCCGCGGGCTTGGCGTGTGCCGCGGGCTCGCTCACATTCGCGGCGGTGCTCGGTGCAGCGGCCGCGGTCCACGAGGGTGGGGCATCCGGGCTCGGAGCAGACGCGCATCAGGCGTCGCCGAGGCTGAACAGCCACCACATGGTGCGTCGCCAGGTGTGTTGCCAGACGAGGACGATCGTGCCTCCGGCGATGACGCCGAAGAGGAGCTTCATGCTTGCTCCGTGTACAGCTCGCGGGTCGGGTCCCACATGGCGTCATTCTTGCGGCGTGAGCCGATCTGGTAGGCGCGGCACCGTTCGCACTGGCTGGTCTCGCAGCCGGTGTCGCAGTGAGTGCAGGTGATGACCTTGCGGGACGGGTGCGGGTACATGACCTCGCCGCAGGCGCAGCGGGTGCCGGCTCGGAGCGCGGTCATCGTTCCTCCCATGCGGGGTCGCAGCACTCGGCGGCTGCGAGGGCTGAGGAGTATTCGGATGTGCAGGTTTCGCACGCGTGCATGCCGCTCATCGGCTTGGCCTCGCGAGCAGGCGGGCGATGATCTCCGGTCCGGTGATCAGGCCGAGGCCGGTGTGCCCGTCCATCCAGGGCCGGGTCGGCTTCTTGACCTTGCGCTCGTGGCGGATGCCGGCGCGCTTGCGGGCCTTGCGAGCGGCGGTGCTCATGGCTGGCCTCCGGGCATGAGAAAAGCCCCGGCGCATGCCAGGGCTTCGAAGGTGGTGGGTGAGCATGGTGCGGCGGCTGGTGCCGGGGCGCGTGTGCGGGCTGGTTACCGCGCGTCCGAGCGTTCCAGTACCCGCCGCACCATGCCGGGATGCGCGCCTCGGCTTGACCCGGCTCGCGCGTGTGAAGTTGAGGATCCCCGGATCCCGTTTGCCGCGTGCGGTGCGGCTCTCTACCCGACCACGCCACCTGTCAAGCGACCGTCGAGGAGTCTGGGTACGACGAAGCCCCGGTGACCCTCGTGGAGAGGGGCCGGGGCTTCATCTGGACAGAGTTGTCCTGCGGTTCCAGTATGCGGGTTTTCGCGGATTTCGCGCTACATCGTGTTGCGGCGTGTCGCCGGATTGCTCGTGTCGCCCTTCCGTGGGCGGCCGGGCCGCACGTCCGACTCGATGCGGAGCACCGCCTTCAGCAGCACCTCCGTTCGCCGCTTGCTCTTGTTGTAGCGGGTGGCGAGCTTGTTCGACTCGATCCACCGGTAGATCTGCGATACGTGCCGTTCGACCGCGTCGGCGGCGACCTTGATCGGCACCCATTCGCGCATTTCTTCGTCGTCGATCACGGGTGCTCCTTCGGGTGGGCGTGGCGGCGGTGGGCTTCGAGTGCCTCGGCGATGATCTCCGGATCGAACGGGCGGCACGACCACCCGCAGGCGCACTCGATCGGCGGTTGCTCAGACATCGACACCACCGTCGGCAGGCACCGGCTCCCACGCGCCAGCCCGGGTAGCGCGGCGACGTCGTTCGATACCGGCCGTGGGTGCGTGCCGGCGCAGTTGCTCGATGTCCGCGTAGGTGTGGAGGTCGCCTGGCAGGCGGTACTCCCACTCCGTGTCGTCCTCGGTGAGAGCGGCTTCCAGGACGGCACGCGCACGGTCACCGAAGACGCCTCGAGTGATCCGGCCCACCTCTCCCCACGTGATTGTCCGCAGGTTCTTCGATGGCGTGGCCTCCCACATCGCTCTCGCCGCCCGCTCGACCATCTCGTCGGTGATCTTCGTCTGACTCATGACCGCTCCGGCTCCTGGGTGATGTCGTAGATGCAGAGCGTGTCCAGGAGCCAGTCGGCGTCCATGAGCACGCGGTTGATGTGGGACCCGCACGCGAAGTAGCGGATCGTCACGTCAGCGAAAGTGCACTCGTCCCCGACCTCCCCGACCGCCCAGCGTGCGAACGCTTCGCAGCGGTCGCACTTCGGGTAGTGCGGGTTCGGGTCGTCGACCGATGACCATGCCCACTTCGGTTTCCGCTCGTCGGTGATCTTCACGACTCGCTCCCCTCGGAGAACCCGGCCTTCATCGCGCGGAACGCAAGCGACTGCACAACCTGCTGCGGAAGTGGCTCCGGATGCGGGCGGACACGGGCCTTCTTGACCACCGAGACTCGGCCGTCCTCGTCCACGGTCCACACGCCGCAGTCCCACGTGTCGAGCTGGTGCAGCCGGTAGTTGCCGCCGATCTTCTCGTGCAGCTCCTTCGGGACCGCGTAGACGAACCGGTGGGTGACGGCGGCCCAAGGAGCGCGCTTCCGGTAGGTGTCGCGCTTCCAGTCCGCGAGCGTCACCTTCACCTCGATCGCCGTTCGCTGCAAGCTCTTGAACATCAACGCGTCGATCCGCCTAGTGGGTTTGGACTCCGCGGTGCGCTCGTCCCACAGGTGGTCGCCGATCACCACCTCCGGCACCACCGCCGCGTCGAGATGCGCGCGACGGATCGCGTCGAGGACGAACTTCGCGTCCATCACTCGCTCCTCTCTCGGATGTCGAGCGGCTCGAGGTAGTCGATCGGTCGTCGCAGACGCTCGGCGTAATCGATCTCGCCACGCGTGCTCTCGCCGATGTAGCCACCGACGTTCAGCACGAGCACCCGGTCAGCGAGGTCGATCTTCCGCTTGTGGAGCTCGTCCAGCGCGACCTTCTCGGCGGAGTCGTGTCCCACCCCCTCGCCGTGGCCGTGCTTCGCCTTCGCGTGCGGGTAGAAGCCGACCGAGAGGACGATCTTCCCGTCCATCGTCAGGTCGTAGTTCGCCTGCTGGAACTCGTCGTAGAACCGGGTCGATCCGCAGAGGACGACGACCTCGGGGCGCGCCACTGCTTCCCTTGTGGCGGGTGTGGCTGCGGGGCGCGTGCGGTGCTGGAACCAGCGGAGGGCGATGCGGGCGTACAGGCGCGCAGCAGCGACGTAGCCCTCGGCGTACGCCGCCCGGTCGCGCATCGCGCGCTCAAACGCCGCGTTGTACGGCAGTCGAGCGGGGTATCGCTTGACAGCCGCGGCCTGCGCCTTCCTCTCGATGAGGCCGAGCGTGGGCTTCACGTCGGTGTCAGTCATGTCGTTCCTTCCGGTTCGTGGCACCCGCAGGTGCAGTCCGTGAAATCAGACGAAGTGCCCGGGAGGACAAGCCACCCCGGGCACTTCGTGTGTTCGTGACCCAGACACTCAGGTCCGGTCACGCTGGCCTCTTGCTCACTTTCCGGACGGGGTTCTCCGCCCGGTGGATGACGGCAAGGCGCTCCTCGCCGTCCGCGTTGCGTTCGCCTTCGCGGATTTCGTGACCGCACGCCTGGCACGCCACGACCACCGGAAAGCCGACCGCATCCGGCGGCAGGCGGACCAACGTCCGCTGCCCGCACTCCGGCCGCGGGCACCGCACACGACGCAGCTTCCGAGGCTTCTCCTCGATCGGATGGGCCCGGTAGGCGGCATCCGCTGCGCGCGTGAAGCGCACCGCGTCCGCGGCGCCCGTCACGGTGCTCACCCACTCGGTGAGGTCGCCATGAGCGAGCCCCGACCGGAGGAACGAGAACGCCTCATCCAGCGCCAGGTAGGTGCCCGGCAGCGGGACGTACCCGACCGGGCGGGAGCCGCCGCCGCCCTGCGGGCTGACCATGCGGTCGTGCCCGTAGACGGCGTGAGCGAACTCGTCCCATCGGGAGTAGGCATGCTCGAGCCGGTGCCAGCAGCTCTCGCACAGGTGCCCGATCTGCGCTTGGCGGGGGAAGCATCCACTGCAGGCGCTGTCCTCGTCATCCTGGTGCTCGCACGTGTCGAAGTGCTCGCCCCGCGCGGTGCACGTCTTCACGTCGTCCATCTCCGACGTGATGCACAGCGTCACTCGGCGCCTCCGTTCGCGATCTCAAGCAGCACGTCCGCATGGCACGGCTGATCCAGCGGGCACCAGCACGCCAGGTTCTTCTCCGCGAGCTCGGTGCGCACGGCTTGGACATATCCGGGGTTTTCCGCACACAGCGTCCGGAACGCCGCGACCAGTTCGGCGTTCGACTGTACTGGGACGCTGCACCACAGGTCACCGCGCTTGATCGGATTGCCCCACTTCGACGGCCTCGCTACGACCACCGTGTTCTCCGGCTTCCGCCAGCCCTTCTTCCTGGACAGTTGGATCCGCTCAGGCATCGGATTCATCCCTTCGTCGATCGGTGATGCTGACGACGACCGCGAGCCGCTGCTCTGGCGGCTCGGCGACTTTGTCGCCAGGCGTGTAGTCCTTGTCCGCCCACGCATAGAGCGGCTCGATCCCCGAGGTGAAGTACCGCAGCAGCAACCCGCCGCTGTTCGGCTTCGGCTTCGGCTCCCCGTTGTCCCGCCAGGCCTGCCATGCCGCCTTGATATGCGCGTTCGCCTGCTGTTGGTGCCGCCGGTCGTTGCACGAACCAACGTGCGAGCGCTCGCCCGTCAGCGGGTTCGGGATCGTCGTCTGCATGCTGGTGCGCCGCTTGCACGGCGCACCAGCTGGACGCAGCATCGTTCCCAGACAGGTGGCGGGGCGAGAGAAGTCGACCCTGTACTTGGGCACGTCCTCCCGGATCATGTGCCGGAGGGGCCCCGTGAGCTCCTCGATCGTCCCCTCGCGCCCACACATCCGCAGGGCGCGATACGCCCAGTGCTCGCGCCTGAACGTCTTGAGCTCGTGGCGCTCCGGCTTGGTCTCCCAGAGGTGCACCCCGGCGAGGACGAACAGCTTCAAGTCCCGCGAGAGATCCCGGTCGGCGAAGATGTCTTCCCGGATCTCTGCGGCACGGTCAGAACGGTGTGTCATCGCCGAACGACTGCGGGACTGCCCACGAGTCGGCGCCCTGCGGCGGCTGCTGAGTGGGCCACGAGCTGCTGCCCGGCGTGCTCCACGGCTCCTGCTGTGCCGGCGCGCTCGTCGCGGCGGCACCGCCAGCGCGCTGCCCGCCGCTCTGCGCTCGCACGACCTGCGCCGTCGCGTAGCGCAGCGACGGCCCGATCTCATCGATCTCGAGCTCGATCGTGGTGCGCTTCTGGCCCTCGCGGTCCTCGTAGGAACGCTGACGGAGACGGCCCTGCGCGATCACGCGCATGCCCTTCGTCAGCGAGCCCGCGACGTGCTCGGCGAACTCGCGCCACACCGACGCGCGGAGGAAGAGAGCCTCGCCGTCCTTCCACTCGCCCGCCTGGCGGTCGAAGTTCTTCGGCGTGCTCGCGATCGTGAAGTTCGCCACCGCGAGGCCGCCTTGCGTGTACCGCAGCTCCGGATTCGCCGTCAGGTTGCCAACGACCGTGACCACCGTCTCCCCAGCCATCAGCTCGCGGCCTTCTGCTTCGCCGCCGCCAAACGCGCATCCCGCGCGACCTGCGCCTCGTGCTTCTCCTTCGCGATCTCGGCCGCGATGAACTCGACGTCGACGTACCCGGCGAGGATCAGGCCCTCGGCCATCCGCACGCGCGTGTCCTTCTGCGACTGCGGCGACGTGTCCTTCAGCTTGTCGACGACGCGCTCGCGCACGGCGAGCCAATCCGACGCCGCGTTCTCCGTGTTCTTGCTCATGCTGTCTCCTTGAGTGCTTTCTGTTCCATGCCCAGCAGCCACGACAGGCGGCGCTGGGCGTCTCGGGCTTCCTTGTTCAGCGCGGCGATGCGGCGGCGCTTCTCCGCCTCGCTCGATCGCGCTTCCATGCGCGCGATGAACGCGTCAGCGGACTTCTCCGCGGCGGCGATCCGCGCAAGCCAGTCGCCTCGCTCCCGCGCGGTCTTGGCGGCCTCGTGCGCGTCGCGCATGGCACGATCGGCGGGGCCGCCAATCCGCTCTTGCTTCACTACGTCGACCGCGGGGAACTGCTCTGCGATCGCCGCGTCGCGGTCGATCAGGTCCCACCACTCCGGCACCTCGAAGACGCTCACGAGCGGGCCGCCTGCAGCTGCGCCGCGGCGTAGAGCCGGGTCATGTGCCAGTTGTCGATCCGCTCGCACGCAGGGCAGCCCTCGACCCCGTCGGCGCTCTGGGTGATGTGGTTGTGGTCGATCACGAGGCCCTCCGGTAGTCGCAGAGGGTGCACGTCCCGTCCGCGAGCAGCTTGTGCCGCCCGTCCGGGCACCGAGCCCCAGGGATGACCGTGAACGGCCGCGGTGCGCGCGCCTGATGCGCCGTGTACGCCATCCGCGCAGTCCCGCAGGCCCGGCACTTCACACCCGCCTTCGGACCGTTCGGCTGATGCTTCTCGCAGAACGGAGAGAGCGGCGCGACCGCGCCCTCTCCCTCGATAGAGGGAGTACGGGTCGGGTCGGGTCGGGTAGCGGAAGACACCCCGCGGGAGTCCCCGAACATGTCCCCAGGGGACACATACCGGCCGTCCTGACCACGCTCCGCACGGGACGCACCACGCTCACGCTGCACCCGCTTCTTCTCCCGCTCCTTCGCGCGGTCCGCCTCAACCTGCTCACGTGTCGGCTGATACCCCGCCCAGTCGTGGAACACCCACGTCCGGTTGTCCACCTGCGACCACAGCCCCGCGAGCACGAGCTCGTCGGCGGACTCACGCGCCGCGCCTAGCATCCGCAGCGCGCCGAGCGTGATCACGCCGTCCGTCAGATGCTGGGCCGCGTACGACCCCGCGCGCACCCACAGGAACCCCGCCTCGGGGGACAGCTCGATCACCTTCGGGTGCGACCAGAACGCGTCATCGACTTTGAACCAGACCGTCGGACTCACCTCTCTTCTTCTCTCGGTACCTCGCGCAGGCGACAGGCATGCGCGCCATCAGCGCCCCCCACGGAGGTTCAGGGCACGGGACTGGGCGGTGTCGTCCGCGATCGACTTCCACGCGAAGTAGGCGTCCTCGTCGTAGACGTCGAGCATCATGTCGAGCGCGACGGTCGCCGTGACGAACTTGCGGCCGTCTCCTTCGAGGACGAACCAGGCGTGCTCGTGCTGGAAGAACACGGGCACCTTCGTCGGGTCGGCGTGGAGCGAGATCTTCACCCCCCACGCCTTCGCGGTCGCTTGCCAGATCGGGTCCGACTCGATCCAGCCGTTCACGATCGAGTCCAGCCACAGCAGACGGGGCAGCTCGTGCTTGTTCTTCCGGCCGCCCATCCCGCCGGCGCGATGCTGGGGGACGAGTCGGTCGCCTGTCGTTGCGGTCATCGCGCACACGCGGCCGTCGCGACGTTCGAGGTCGCGGAGGACACGCATGGGTGTGTGGTCAGCCATCGTCGGCTCCTTCGTCGTGGCAGTGGCACGCCTCGCGATGCCACGCCGGGATTCGGTCACGGACGGTCGAATGTCCGTGTGGTGTCCAGCAGCAGGTGCGTTTGCACGACGCCCGCGGCCGCTCGTGGGGCAGCGTCGCGGGCGCCGTGACTCGGATCTTCGAGAACGTCATGCGTGCCACCGGCACAGGTCGAACCCGCGTCGGCACATCCAGCCGTCCTCCTTCTCCGCCCGCGCGCGCAGCTCCACCGCCGTCTCACGGTCGCGCGCCTTCACCTGCTCGGTGCAGCCCTCCTTGTCACAGGTGAGGGCGTTGAACGTGCGGGCGCTCATCCGACGGCCGCCTCGATGCGCTGCGCGGAGAGGTACTCAGCGGCGCGGATCAGCAACTCGGAACGGTCGCGGAAGTTGCCGAGACCGTTGTTGCAGCTGTGGCAGAGGATCCCGCGAACCTCGCCTGTCGAGTGATCGTGGTCGGTGTGCATTGCGTATCCGCGCGGGTCCGTAGGCGGCTCCTTGCAGATCGCGCAGACGCCGCCCTGTGCGGCGAACATCGCGTCCCACTCATCGACCGTCAGGCCGAACGTCTTGAGCAGGTGCGAGTTGCGGCGCGCGCGTTCGTACTGCGCGGGGTTGGCATCCGCCCACGCGCGCGTCTTGCTTGTGATGCACGCTCGGCACAGATGCCTCGCAGACCTGCCCATCTCGGACATCGGCCTGCGTTCGCCGCACGCTGTGCAGATCCGAACACCGGCGGCGAACTCAGCCGCCTTGTGTTCGCGATAGTCCGCGGTTGCCTTGTACAGCCGATCGCGATCCGCGCCGATCCATCCGCACTTGCAGCGCGCGCGGACGCCCTCGGGTGGGGTGTTCGCGAACTTCTCGTGCGTGCCGAGGTACTCGATTTCGCGGGCGTGGCCCGCCAGGACCGCGCCTGCCATCAGCTGACCTTCCCGCCGTGGATGATCGCCCACGCCCACGGCTGACGAACCGTCAAGATGCGCATCGCCGCCCCCTCGATAGAGTTCCTTCATGGATCTGGTCACTGCTGTCGGCGACACCATCCCGGCCTGGCTCGGCGGCATCGGCGGAATCCTCGCGGCCCTCATCGCTGGCTACGCCTTGTTCAGGGCAACGCGCGCAGAGGAACGGCACGTCGAGTGGCAGATCTCGAACGAGCGTCGTGACGGCCGCCGCACTGGCGTCTGGCGTCTCGTGAACACCACCTCGGGGGTGAAAGCGCTCGTGACCGGGTTCGATAACGTGAGCAACGGCGAACGCGATGCTCTTCGCGGCGGCCTCAATCTCCCGGCTGAGGTAGCCCCTGGGCACTGGATGCCCTTCGACCACTCGCGCAGCATGGCGAGCCCTTACCCGACAGTCGTCCGTGTGAGCTGGCGCGAGGGTAAGCCGCACGGGCGCATCCGCAGGAGGACATACTCCAGCACGCTCTACGTCGACTGACGCGGTCACGCCGCCACTGCCAGCAGGAAATCGGCGACTGCGTGACCTAGATCACGGGCAGCAGACGGTGTCACGACGGCCACTGCGATCACTAGGGTTCGAGCATGGACGGCTTCGACTGGGCACAGTTCTCGTGGTTCCCTCCGCTGTTCGCCGGAGCGGCTCTGACGGCGTTCTTCGGGTGGCTGGACAGCACTGTGAAATACCGACGCGACCGATCGCTGCGGGCGGAAGTGCTCAAGAACGAGAGCGAAGAGCGCCGTCGCATTGAGGGGCGCGAGCACGCCCAGCGTGCGCTCACGCTTGTGTCTGACATTCGCGACGACTTCGAGACGAAGCGCTTTAGCAACCTCCCTACGCTGAGCATGGAATGGGATGGTCAGCGCGTCAGGGCGCTTCGCGATGCCGGACTCCTGATCCCTGAGGAGCGTGTTCGTAGTGCCGTAGCCGACGCGACGAACATCGTTACCGCGTCCAGCGTTCTCGCGGATGCCGAGGGATGGGAAACGGTTCCTGCTGAACTGCAGCGCGGGGCGGTCGCACGCCTTCGAGTCATCGTCGCTGCGTACCTCCGCGGGGACGATCTGCCCGCAGACCCGTTGGAATGGGTCACGACGAAGGCCGCCGCGCTTCAGGCTGAGTGGAGGCGGGCTGTTGAGCGGGAACAAGGCGGGGACTGACGTGCTCACGCGGCGTCTCCTTCTTCGATAGCGAGCAGATCGAACAGGGAGGGCGTCGCCTGCTCCCGGTCCAGCTCGCGCTGGTACATGACGGCGTCGCGGAACGACGTCGGGTTGAGTTCGGACGCCCGGCCGCGGCGGCCGAGCTTCCGGGCGCGCAGCGGCACCGTGCCAAGGCCGCCGAACGGGTCGTACACGAGCTCGTCCCGGTTCGAGAACCGCTCGATCAGCCGGTCGACGATGTCGAACTGCAGCGGGCAGATGTGGAACTCGAGCGCGCGCCGGGACTGCTCCCCGTTGAGGGTGAGCATCCGGTTCACGTCGTCCCACACGTCCCCGCGCCACGACCCCGGGTCGAGCGACTTGAACGTCGACGGCAGCGCCCGCTTCGCTTCGAGCGCCTCGCCCGTGGCGACGTGCGCGCCGAAGTCGTAGACGTGCGACTTCCACTGCTGCTTGAACAGGCGCGACCGCATCTCCGGTGCGAGCGCGACGAGCTCCTCCGGCGTCAGCAGCCGATCACCGCTGGATCGCCAGTCTGCGGCGGCGTCGATCTGCCACCGGGCGAGCGAGTAGTCGGCGACGTCCTTCGATATCCGCGTGTCGGCATAGCCCTTCGCGCGGTCCGACTGCGGCTTGTGGAATAGCAGGATGTACTCCGGCGAGCCGACGCCCATCTTGGAGCCGTCCTTGCGCATCTCCGTGTACCCGAGGCGATAGGTCTGGTTGTTCTCGCGCACCACGTCGGTCGTGACCGTGATCATGCCCATGTAGTCGAAGCCGTGCTTCAACCCGTGCGCGAGCGCCTCGGCATGAAACGGCGAGACGGTCGGGATGCCGGCGCCCGTGACGTTGCCGAACTGGATCCGGTCCTTCACGTGGCAGGCATAGATCCGGCCGGGCTTGAGCACCCGCAGCAGACCGGGCGTGAGGTAGTCCATCTGCTGCCAGAAGTGCTCGTTGTCGTCGGTGTGCCCGAAGTCGTTGTAGCTCGGCGTGTACTCGTAGTGGTTCGAGAACGGGATCGACGTGACGATCAGGTCGACCGAGTTCTCGGTCATCTGGTCGCGCACTTCGAGCACGCTGTCGTTCAGCGCGATCAGCCACTCCTGGCCCGCCTCCTCGCGTCGCTCGACGCCCATCGACCGGGTCAGCGCAGCCGAGATCGCATCGGGGTTGAGGCCGAACTCGCGGATGACGTCCGACATGGTGTCGGTCAGCGCGTCGTGCTCCTGCCACTTCGCCAGCAGGGTGTCGCGGATCTCCGACTCGGTCTCGGCGTAGATCAGATGCACGGTGCACGCGCGGGTCTGCCCGAACCGCTGGATCCGGTGCACCGCCTGGATGGTGTCGTTGAACTTGTACGTCACCCCGACGAACACGGCGACGTTCGCCTGCTGCAGGTTCATGCCCTGGCCGAGCATCACCGGCTTGCCGATGAGGGCGTACGTCTCGCGGTCGCGCCACTGCTGGATCCGGCGCTCTGCCTCGATGTCGTCGAGTCCGCCGTGCACCGACGAGAACGACAGGCCCTCGGCGGCCAGCGCGCGCTCGATTGCGGACTGCTCGTCGTTCAGGTCACACCAGAGGATGATCTGCTCGTCCGACGAGTGCTGAGTGCGCACGATCGTCATCAGCTGCGCGACGCGCTCGTCGAGTGTCTCCCGCTTCTCGCGCGCGGCGCCCTGCAGCGACATCGCGCCGCCGCGGACGAGCACGCCCTGACCGTCGCGGTCGATCTCGTCGGACTGCACGCCGACCTGCACCTGGTGCCAGTCGATCGTCAGCGCCGGGAGGTCGTAGCCCTCATCCGAGTGGCCGAGGTCGGACGGGCGCTGCACGAAGCACGCCCACGTGTTCAGCCACAGCCAGAACTCGCGCTCCTTGTGCGGGTACAGGCGCAGGTTCCCGGCCTTCGAGCTGTCGCGCTGGAAGAACCGCGTGAGGGCCTGGCCGGTGTCCATGATGCCGAGGAACCCGGCGTAGTGGATCAGCTCCTTGTGGCGGTTCGGCGACGGCGTCGCGGTTGCGACGAACCGGTACGGCAGGCCGTCGAACAGGCCGAGGAACTCCTGGTAGGTCTTGGATCCGAACGAGCGCAGCACCGACGCCTCGTCGAGCGAGACGGCGTCGAACTGGTCGACGTCGAGCTTGCCGTCGCGGACGCTCTCGTAGTTGGTGACGTAGATGCCGGACCAGTCGGAGTCGATCTCCTCCGTGCGTCGGATGAACCGCACCTCGATGTCGAGCAGGTCGCGACCGTCGCGGATGAACTCGCCGCGCACGCCGAGCGGCGCGATGATGAGAGCCCGGCCGCCGGCGACCTGCGATCCCGGGTGGGTGATCGTCAGCCGCAGCGTCTCCAGCTGCATGATGCTCTTGCCGAGGCCGAACTTCGCGAAGATCGCCCGGCGCCCGCCGGCGACCGCCCAGCGGACGATGTCCCGCTGGTGCGGCAGGAGGACGGGGGAGACGTCGTCCTCGTGGACGGGGAATCCGAAGGTCTTGTCGAACGCGACCTTCTCGCGGATGAACGCCTCGTACGGGGCGGTCGGGTGGTCGAGGAACGTGGGGGACAGTAGAGCGCTCAACGCCCAACTCCATTCGTTGCTACGGCGTGGTCGGCCGGGATGATGTCGAACGGTGCGCCGTGGTGGCGGGCGCACATCGCCGCGAGCACGAGGGCGTCGGCTTCGTCGTTGCCCGTCACCTCGACGTCGGGGTAGCGGCGAATGACAGCCGCGAGAACGGCATCCTTCGGGGCATTGCCCTTGCCTGTCGCGTACTTCTTGACCGATGTCGGCGGGATGATCACGGTGTCGATGCCGCGGCGCTCGAGCTTGGTCCGGACGAGCCACCACAGGCCGCCGCGCTCGTGGGCGGAGCCGCCCGTCGATCCGAAGGACGGCCCCTCGATCGCGACATGAGTGTGTTCCGTCGTCGGGACGTGCTCGAAGATCTCGGCGACGAGTCGGATGAGTCGCTCAGCCGTACCGGCGGTCGTCGGGGCTGGCTTGGACGTCACGCGGGACACGGTCGCGTGGCCCCTGTGGGCGACCGCGATGCCGGTCGAGGTGAGGGACAAGTCCAGGCCGATGAAGATCGGCTCCGGAGGGGCCTGTACGGTGACAGCGCCCAGGTCGAGAGTGCTCACGGTGGTTCCTTCGGGGTATGCGAAGGGCCGCCGTCGCGAATGCGACGACGGCCCGTGGGAGAAGGGGGTCAGATGGCGAGGGACGTGCGGAGCTGCCGCACCCACTCGTTCTGCGAGCGCACGCGGTTCTGCTCGTCCACCAGCTGCTGGCGCGCGTCCGCGACGCGCTTCGACAGCTCCGCGAGGTGCCGCGCGCGGTACTGCGCGACCTCCACCCGCTCGGGGACGGGCGGCTCATAGTGGCCCGTCAGGGAGCCGCAGTCGAACCGCTCCGACTCCTCGAGCTGTTCGAGCATGAACCGCTTGAGGCCGTCGTGCTCCTCGGACGGCGGCTCCCACGCCCTGACCTGCTCCGCCATCTCTCGATACCGCGCCCGCAGCTCACGCTTCTGCTGCAGGTACTCGTCGCGATACCGGATGGCATCGGCGATCTCCTCGTCCTGGCTTGCGGCCCACTCGTCGTCCGAGCGGCCCTCCGCCTCGAGCAGCTCGTCCATCGCGTCATGCACGCGCTGCTCCTGGTAATCGGCGACGACCATCTCGCGAATCTCCACGTCGGGGCTCTCGTCGCGCTGCAAGATCGCCGCACCCATGGCACGCGAACACCGCAGCACGAACTCCGCGAACGTGATCTCCTTCCCCTCGTAGATCGGGGCGGTGTACCCACTGGGCATCAGTTCTCTCCTCTCAGCCAGGCTGACTCGTAGTACGGAAGGGACGGGTCGATGTGCAGCGCACCCTCGGCCCAGAGCTCGGCCGCGGCCTTCTCTTCGAACGGCTTGCGGATCAGGTCGCCCACCACCGGCCAGGGGATCGCGGGCTTGGACAGGGCATACAGGGTCTGGGCTCGCACGATGATGCGGTCCATGTCCTCGTCGACGTACTCGGCGTAGGTCTTCTTCGGTGCGGTCTCGGTGCTCATGCGTCGCTCCCGTGGTCGGCGTACAGCTGGCGTTCGGCGCGCTCCGTGGCGACCTCCGAACGCAGGGCGTCGGCGACCGCGGCGCACCAGCGGAGGCGCGCCTTCTTCGCTTCGACGGTGGATTCCGCGGCGCGGAACTCCTTGTGCAGACGGTGAGCCTCGGAATCCGCGTCCGCCATCCGCTCGGCGGCGGCCTGCGAGAGCTTCTGCTCCTGGTGCTTGGCCGTCTCCATGACCACCGCCCGGCGGTACTCGAGGTCTGCCTTCCGGGCGCCGTAGGCGGTGATCGCGGCGTCGAACTCCTTGATCTCCCGGTCCCAGCGCATGAGGTGATCGTTCAGGCGCTGCTGTGTGGGGAGCGGCATCAGGGGCTCACCTCGCCCCGTGCCACCGCGGCCTCGTGCTCGGCGGCGATGCGCGCTTCGTACTCCGCCTCCGTCTCCTCGGCGAGTGTCGCGGGCTCGGAAGCGGCGGGCGGCTCAGCCGCCGCTGCCTCGGTCGGCTCATCGGAGACGATCTGCGCGTCCTCGGTGATTGCCTCCCGAGAGAGCACCCCCGCACGGGCGAGCCAGGCGGCCTTGAGCGTGTCCGTCGCCTCGTCGGCATCGACCATGCGGACCTTGATCTCCTCGAGCTCGTCACGCGTCGTGGCGGCCGTGATCAGCGCCGCCCAGTTGGTGCCCGGCTCAGCCGCGGCCGACTCATCGACAGGCGTTACTTCCAAGCGCATCTCGTCGTCCGTGTAGATCCCAGACAGGTCCTGCGGGAACGCCTTGCGGAGGCCGAGCGCCTCGGCGCACTTCGCGAGCTGGCCGGGGCCGCGCTGCTGCCACATGGCGGTGAGCGCGCCCTTCTTCGTGTACTGGGCGTACTCGTCCCAGGTGGCAATGCCGACGGCGGGCTTGTCCCAGTCGTGGCGGTAGACGTTGACTCGCGCCGCAAGCGGGTGTTCACCGTGCAACGCTTTGACGAACACGGGGACCCACTCGCCCGACGCGGTCAGCCACTCGGGGGCGCCCTGGCCGGCGTACTTCTTCGAGCGCTCGGCGATCACGCGGAACCCGTCGATCGCGGTTTGGATCGACCACTCGAGCCCGTCGGAGCCGAACCTGCCGATGCAGTAGATCTGCCGCGCGAGAGGATCCAGGCCCGTGCGCTCGCACGTGTGCAGGAACCGAGCCACGACCGGACGGGGCGCCAGGACCTTCTCGCCCCGACGGTCGCCGTACGAGTGGGTGAAGACCAGGCCTGCGGCCTCGATGATCGCCTTCTCCTCGGCGGTCCACGCTTCGGTGTCGCTCGTGGTGGGCAGAGTCGCGAGGGACTTTCCCGCGGTGTTCATGCGAATGCTCCTTCGAGAGCGCGGGCCGCGTCGAGCGCGGCGAGGACTTCGTGCGCGATCGGCACGATCAGGGACGTCGCGGCCACGATCTCGGGGTGGTCGCGGTGGTAGACGAGGGTCTGCGGGTCGCGGCGCAGCTCCCACTCGGGCATGTCGCCGGATCCGCCGCGGATCAGCTCGCCCCACACCCACTCGGCGTACGCCGCCTCGGGGATGCAGTACATCTGCCACGCAAGCTGACGGATCTCGTACGGCGTCGGGCGGGTGATGACCTTGAGGTGCTTCGCCTTCGTCTCGACGATCACGAGCTCGTCGCCGACGCGCTTCGTGCCGTCCACCGTCGCGGCGAAGCGGCGGTTCTCCGGGTGGTGGATCAGCAGGCTGTTCGCTTCGGCACCGGCCCACGCGAGGAGCATCGGCTCCCACCGGTTCCCCGATCGCGTCGAGTCGTTGCCGTGGAACTCGCGCGGAGCGAGGATCTGCCGGACGTACGTCTCGACGCTCGACGTCTTCGCGAACTTCCCGGCCGTCGACGAACCGATGGCCTTGTCGTGCTGGCTCAACCAAGACTCCCGGTCGTTCGAGTCCGCGAGCGTGCGGCCCAGGACCGCGAGCGCGCTCACAGCCCCAGCTCCTGCTCGATCAGCGAGACCAGGTAACCCTGCGTGCGAGCGTTCGGCGCACGAGTTCCGAGGAACGCGATCAGGTTCGCCGTGCGCTGCTCAGCGCCCAGCGCAAGCTGCGCGTGCAGGCGAGCCTTGTCGAGCTGGATCACCGCGAGCATGTGCGGTGCCATCTCGACGCCGTTGATGATCGAGTCCGCTGCCTTCTGCAGCTGCTGGGCCCGGTCGATGTGGTCGACTCGTTCACCCATCAGGCGGGCACCTCCTCGGCGAGGGCGCCGTCGCGGATGGTGAATCCGATCAGGCGGGACTCGTCGCGGTCGCGCTCCATCAGGACCGTGTAGCCGCGCTCGTCCGCGAGGCCCGCGATCGCCTGCAGGGAGTCCGCGTCGAGCAGGTCGCCGTCCCGGATGATCACCAAGCGGAGCTTCGGATCCCCGGCGGTGGCGATCGCGAATGCGATCTTGCGGCGCTCCGCCGAGTTGACCTGGCCGAACGGGATGCCGTTGAACGTCACGCCCTCGTCGGTCACCGACAGGCCCGGGACAGGGAACTCCGCCGCTGCGAGCCCGGCTCGCTTGTCCTGCTCGATCCGGTCGAGCTCGGCCTGCGCCGCCTTCTGCGCCGACGTGTAGTCGCTGAGCTCCGCGGCGAGCTTGCCGTACTCGCGCGCCTGTCGCCGCGCGCGATTCGTGTCCTCGATCGTGCGCAGCTGCTCACGCAGGGGCTCCACATCGATCGGCTCCGGCTGGATCTTGAGGGTGCGCCACGCGCGCTCCTGCCGGTCCGCGGCCTCCTCGCGCCGACGCTTGAGCTCCTCGATCTGCCGGTCGAAGTCCGCGACCGCGTTGGCCGCGTCGTCGTACTGACGGCGAGCCAGGTCGCGGGCGCCGTTGCTGGCCTCCGCCTGCGAGATCTGCTGGATGATGTCGGCCGCCGACACCTCCTCAGTGGAGTAGCCCGCCGGCGGCTTCTGCAGGGACGACAGGGCGCCCTGCAGACGCTTCACCTCACGGCCAGCCTCCAGCCGGCGCTGCTCGGCGGCGAGCTTCTCGCGGGCGATCGCGTCCAGGTCGAACGGCAGCGTCACCTTCTCGAGCAGGATGTCGCGCTGCTTCTTCTCGTCGAGGTTCAGGAACGCGACCGGATCGAAGATCGCTCCGCCCGTCAGCTCGGCGACCACGTCGGACGGGCGGGAGTATCGCGCGCCGTCGAGCGCCTCGACCTGCAGCGCTCCGGCCGTGCCGTTCTTCTTCCATGTGCGGATGATCCGCAGGCCGAGCTCGTCGTCGACGTACTCCGCGCGCGCCTCGTCGGCGCCCTCACGGATCGGCTTCGGCGTGAGCTTCGTGCCCTTCGGGTCGAACAGCTCGGCGATCGCGTCGATGAACGATGACTTCCCCGCGCCGTTGCCGCCAGCGATGAGGACGAGGCGGCCCGAGGGGGACAGCTCGATGTGGCGGACGCCCTTGTAGTCGGTGACCTTGAAGGTCTGCATGAGTGCTCCTGGATGGTGTCGGGGGCGCTGGTTACGCGCGCTTGCGGGGGAGGAGCGGCCAGGCCGCCCAGGTGAAGCCGGCGACGCAGATGCCGCAGGCGAGGTCTGCCCCGTTGGTGACCGGGGCGCCGGCAGCGATGCCGCACGGGACGGCCGCGATCAGCGCGGCCGCGGCGAGGATGAAGCGCCAGGCGCTCACGACTGCGCCCGGATCTTCTCGGTGCAGCGGGCGCAGACGGCCGTGACCGGCTGCAGCGTCGTGCGGTGGGCGACCGGCTTGCCGCAGGCGGTGCGTTTGCCGTCGACGACGATGTGCGAGGTTCCGGAGGGGAACGAGAGCAGGTACCTCATGCGTCCTCCGCGAGTGCCCACAGCTGGCGACGGCGGCCGCGCGGCGGGTCCGTCTTGCCGACGAACTCCGTCACGCCCTTGCGGGACAGCTCGACCGGGGTCGACCGCATCCGCGAGGCAGAGAAGCCCAGCTCGCGAGCCTCCGCGATCTTCACGATCTGCTCGGCCGTCATGGGCTTGCCGTGCGCGCGCATGATCTCGATCGCGGCCTGCTGCGATGCCCACACGTGCGCACTGGAGATGCTGTCGGCGGCCTCGTGCGACGTGTCCGGGTCGGCCTTCCGCGCGACTGCGACGTCCTCCAGACGGAACAGCTCCTCGACGCTCACGACGTCGCCACCGATCGCACGACAAGCCGGATGCACTTCGGGCACCACTCGTTGAGCTGCTTCCCGTCCCACGTCGTCTTCGAGTCGGGGTTGGGTTCTGTTGCGGTGAACGGCACCATCTGGCCATCGCAGAGGACGGGGCGCATTCCGCCGCCGCCCCAGGCATCCCGGCCTCGGACGCCGCACAGCGCGCCGCCGAGACTGAAACGCCGCCCGTCCTTCATTGCCGCACGGCGGATCGCGTGCTTCACGTCCCCGTTGACCGGGATCGCTTCGACGTACTCAGGATCGGTGTGCGGCATGCTTCACTCCTCCGTGTCCCGTCGCCGGCGTCTCCGTCATCAGCGACTGCCAGTAGCGGAGCTCGCGCTCCGCCTTCTCGATCTGTCGGGCGATCGCGTTCGCCTCAGCGACCGACTCCGCCCCGAACGCGGCCATCACGCGCTCGCGCTCGACGATCAACTCGTCCCGCTGCGCCTCGATGCGCGCGGCCTCAACCGCGGCCTCCTCCCGCTCGCGAGCCCGCCGCTCCTTCACGCGGTCGACGTGGCGCTTCGACCGATCCCGGTCCGTCGTCTCACCGATCGACTTGAGGAACGCGCGGCGCGAGCGGTGCTCGTCCGTGTCGGACATGCCTGCATTCACCCGCAGCTCCGGACGCTCCGGATGGGTGTAGAAGGCGATGCCCTTCGAGTTGACGCGGTCGAACGCGTACCCGTGGGACTCGATCAGTGCGACGTACTTCTTCGCGCACTTCCCGTACGTCGGGACGCCGACGTGGTTCTTCGGCATCAGGCGACCTCGGGATCGGCGTTCCGCGCCGCTCCCTCCGGCCCCGGACGGTCCGGAGAGCCGCGAAGAACTCCGACTCCTCACGGTTCACGTCCACTGCACCGGCGCCCACGTTGGTGAGCGCTGCGATCGGCTTCTGGTTCATGTGTGCCTCCTGATCCATGCCGCCACCCGGGCCCAGAGGGACGGGGGGAACGACTGCTGAATGGGCGCCGTTGCGATCACGTGGCGCGACGCGGGAACGGCCTGGTAGTCGGTCATCGAGACCTCCTCTAATCGGGTGATGGTGGCGCGCAGCCGGAGGCTCGAACTCCGGATCCTCAAAGGCCCGTAGGCACGAGGACGCCGCCGCCCCCTGCGCGATCTCCTCTTCTCCACGCCCAGCGGGCGGCTCGGGGGAGAGCCCGAGTGAGCCGCGCGCGTTCCAGCGCGCGCAGCCCCGTGCCCTGCCGACGGCTCGAAACGTCGGTGCCTGCCTCCCAGGGCGCCGTCGATCTCGCTCGACGCCAGCGAACAAACTCACGCCTTCGCCGATGGGGCCGCCCGTGAAGGGGCCTACTGACACGGCTCGTCAGCGCTACTCGGACGACGTGACCTCACGAGCCACGCCTGCCCCGGAAACCCGGGGTCACCGCCCCGCGCGCGCCTGAATGCTCTTTCGGAAGGAGCCGGCTACGTCCGCGGGACTTATCGCTGTTGAGTTCGCCCCGTGCCTCTTAGCCGTTCCAAGGGGATGAGGTGGGGAATGAAGTTGTGCCCGGGCGCCCGTTTCCGGGTACGCCGAGTAGTGCCTCGCAGCGCCTGCGACAGCGGCTGGGGGCGGGGGAGGGTTAGGCGGCGGAGTAGCGGTACTCCGAGCCGCTGGGTTCCTGAGCCTTCGCCAGCAGGAAGTCCGCGAGCGCCGTCAGGCACTCCTCACGGGTCTTCTCGCCGGGCTCGTCGTTAGCCACTAGGCGGCTTCCTGCAGTGCGTCCGTCCGGACGACTTCGAAGGCCTCGCCCAGGCCGAGGCCGAAGGCATCGCAGAATCCCGCGATGAATGCTCCGGACGGCTGGCTGCCGCTCATCACGCGGCGGAGGGTGGTGCGGTCGGCACCGATGAGGCGGGCGAAGGCGTCTTCGGAGTTGATTCCGCGGACCTCGCGCAGCCGCTCGACGAGTCCCGGCTTGATGCGAATCGCAACGCTCATTTCGATGCCTCTCTGAATCAGTGTTGCCTTGCAGTGATGCAAGTGTGCCACATAGCGGCGTGATTTTGGCGCAGGATTGACGCGTTGTGGTGGTCTTGTGAGGCCAACCCGCAAGACTGCACCGCATTTCGGTTGACAGCTGATGCAAAAGTGCATCAAAGTGGGAGCATGACAAGCCGCAAGGAGTACCTGCTCGCCGCCACGGGCGCGCGTAGCGCACGCGCTATCGCCGCAGCAGCAGGCCTCGACGCCTCTACGGTGAACCGCCAGCTGACCGGAGCGTCGGCCCTCACCATCGAGACGGTCGTCGCCATTTGCCGGGCCTACTCACTCGACATGGCCGAGACCTTCGTCGGGGTCGGCTTCATCACCCCCGACGAAGCAGATCACCTTGGCCGCGCACACGGACTGGCGGAGTACTCCGACCTGGAACTCGCGCGCGAGATTGTCCGCCGCATCGAGGAAAGCGAGGCCACACCGGTCCTAACGGAACCGCTCGATGTCGGTGGCGTCGTGCAGGATCTCCCGGAACGCCAGCGCGAATTTGGGCTCGCTGCGCGTAGTAGGGCGAAGGACCGCGGGTTGGATGAAGGGGGATTCCATGCGTGACAGCACCCGAGCGTCACTGCTCGACATGGCGGATGCGCTCGAGGTGCGGATCGTCTACGCCGACCTGAGCCACCTGGAGCGCGATGGCGACTACTGCTTTCGCACGAACACCATCCGACTGCAGGAAGGCATGGCGCCCAGGCTGTACAACTCGGTCCTAGCGCACGAGCTTGCTCACGCGGTCTTTGGAGACTCGCGCAGCATGTTCGGGCCTATCAACGCCAAGCAGGAGCGACGTGCCGACGAGTGGGCCGCGCTTCGGCTCATCGATCTGGACGCATACCGGGAAGCCGAGCACCTGCGCGACGGACATATCCCGTCCATGGCCTACGACCTCGGTGTGATCGAGGACAGCGTCGAGGCGTACCAGCGAGTTCTGGTCCGCGTAGGTGACACGCTGTACCTCCAGCCACGGATGGGCGCCGGTCAGTGGGCCGAGCGCATCGCCCTCGCAGAACCGGCCTAGCGAAGATGCGGGGCTTGAGCACAAACGTGCAGCGGCTTCCTCTCCGCCAGCGTCGCGGGCTGGCGTTGATCCGTGTATCGAAGGAACGCGACGGCATGACGTCGCCCGACGTGCAGCGCAACGCGATTCAGCAGTTCGCCGACTCGCAGAACATCGAGGTGATCGACTGGATTGAAGGTCTAGACGAGTCGGGATCGGACAGGAAATCCGCTTGGTGGCCGCGGCTCGACCAGTCCATCGACCGCATGCAAGCTGGCGAGTGCGACGTCATCCTCGTGTGGCGATTCAGTCGCGTCGGCCGCCAGCGCCTCCGCTGGGCGATTGCCCTCGACCGAGTCGACACGCTCGGGGGGATGATCCTCTCCGCAACCGAGCCGATCGAGTCCGCGACAGCCTCCGGCAGATTCACGCGCGGCATGCTCGGCGAACTCAACGCGTACCAGGCGGAGCTGATCGGCGAGATGTGGAAGGAGACCCACCAGCGCCTGCGGTCGCAAGGCCTGCCGCACGGGGGCCACCATCGATTCGGATACCAGCGCGTCGACGGCAGGTTCGAGCCGGACCCCGTGACCGGCCCGATCCTTGCGGAGATCTACAGACGCGCGCTCAGAGGTGACGGAGCGGGGCGCATCACACGGTGGCTGAACGAGCAGGGCATCCCGACGACCCAGGGGAACCCGTGGATCAGCACGAACCTCTATCAGATGCTCGACAGCGGGTTCGGAGCTGGCCTTATCGTTCATCGACCTGGCTGGAAGAACAAGCGACTCCCCAAGAGCGAGTGGAAGTTCTATCCCGGCGCCCACGAAGCGGTGATCGAACAGGGAGAGTGGGCGGCTTACTGGCAACGACGGCTGTCGCTCTCTGAGCCATCCCGCGCAATCGAGGCGCGTCATCTGCTAACCGGTCTCATCCATTGCGCCGACTGCGGCGGACGCATGAACGTCACGCATGGGCGCTACCGCTGCATCCGAGCCGCGCGCGTTCGCGGAACCGGCCGAACGCAACTCTCGATCGAAGCGCCGGCCGTGGAGCGGGCCGTCGAGCGGTGGGTGATGAGTCTCGCCGATGACACCGACGCGCTCCTGGACGCGCGAGCAGCCACCGCAAAGCGGAAAGTCCGGTCGGTGAACGATGCTGAGGCGATACAACGCAAGATCGCCCGCCTCGAGGAGAAGATGGCGGCGCTCACCATCCAGCAGCTCGGGGACAATGCGATCCCCGAAGCGGCGTACCAGGCGACGATCAGGAAGCTCGACGCCGATCACGCCAGCCTCGCTGCACGACAGCAATCCGTGGAACTCGTGAACGCTCAGCGAGAGGTGGACGTGAGGGAGATCGCGACACACCTTCAGAGCGCGTGGCGCTCGCTCGCTACGCACGAGCGCCGGCAGGCGCTCCGAGAGGTCGTCTCTGCCGTGCTTGTGAAGCCCACCGGCCAAGGGGATCGAATCCTCATCGTCCCGCGCTGGGAAGCGCGCGGTTAG